TTCAATACTATTAATCCAACGTACTGCTTCATCTAAACGAGTTTTCTTTTCATGGTACTCTAATATAAGAGTATGATTTGTAATCTCTTCATCTATATCTATATGAGATAAAGAATCCAATCCACTTACAAGATCATTTATTTCACTATTATGCTTTTCTGTCCACACTCTTTGTCTACGTTCAATATCTTTGATAGATTTCAAAATGCGGCCATTTGCATCTTCAATTGATTTAAGACGATATTCCTCATCTTTTATATTTTCTTTTGTTGTCTTAATACTATCTTTAAGAATATCTGCCTTACGTGATAGTTCAGTGATACCTAATAGTTCTTCGATTATCTCTCTTTGGTCGCCAGCCCTCATTGATAGAAATGGATCTGTATATGTATTCAATGCAACAATATGTTTGAACATTGAATGTGAAATACCAATGATAGAATCTACTTCTATCTGTGTTTGTCGCATCTCACCTTGTGCTTCATCCTCTACTTCGTTTAGATCAATGCCATCACGCTTCAATCTAAATATATTGGGTGAGCGACCACGCTCAATGCGATAATCACCACCATTGAATTCGAAATCAACAGTAACAAGCATTCCTTTACTATTTGTCTTATTAATAAGATTGTTCTTTTTTATATTAGTTAATGCATTACCATATAGTCCATATGATAGTGCGTTAATCAGTGTGGTCTTGCCAGTGCCATTTCTTGAACCATCTCCGCCCAAGTCTAGGTTATTACCTAAAACCAGCGATAATGAATCTCTTTCTAAGTCAATAGCTTGTGTTACATTACCTACACTCATAAAATTACGAATAGTAATATTTTTTATTTTCAGCAAAAGTAATCTACCTCTCTCTTGCAAATGTTCCTGTTTGAATTGGATCTAGACTGATCTCATTTATATTAACATATTCCGGCTGAGAAAGCAACCATAAAATAATTTCAGCGATATATCTGGTATCAATAAGTTTTCTATCCGGATGTTTTTTAATCACATTTGGAGTAGTTAAACTGCCAGGAGATAACAAAGTTGTTTTAACATTTGAACCTCCTATTGCCATATAAGATAAATCTCTATTATAGTTACGTAATGCTTTTTTCTCTGTTGGATATCGCCATGTTCTGCCCTTAACACCAGTATCGGCTGTACTTCCAATATGTATGAAATGTGCAGATACTTTTGAATCAATCACACGATTGTACATTGTTTCTGCTAATAATGTCTGATTAAACTTCCACATCGCAGAACTGTTTATGAATACATTAAAACCTTCTGAAATAAAAAAATCAGCGAGATTATTCTGATTTGACTGATTTGTTAATTCCCAGCCATTTGACCTAGAAGCAGTAGTATAATCAATATTATCCACACTATCAAAAATATGACATATTTCTTTACAAAGTCCATAATCTTTATTACCTGTTATTAATACTTTTTTAGAGGTCATTATAAATCTCTATCAAAACGTTCTTATTAAAACTACCATCTAGTGATGCTAACTGTGATAATACAATTTGGTCAATAGTTTCAAAATGTATCTCTGCACCCATGTCTTCTTCGTGTTCATTTGTTTTGACAGGAACAAGTGTTACATCACGTAATGAGTATGTTTCAATGAATGTATCTTTAATAAAGTTTGCTTCTTCGTATGAAATATCTATATCTAAAGAAATCTTAATTGTTGACTTTGGTAATAGATACTTAACGGGATCATCTAGTAACTGTGATAGTTTAATAGTTTTATACTTTGGTGCATCTTGCCATGTAAAAAATTCAGGCTCACTATTCCATTCTAAGAACATCCATCCTCGTTCATCATCCCATGCATCAGAAAAGTTATGTGGAAATGCATTCCCAGTGTAAATAATATTATTCTTTACCTGTCGTTGATGAAAGTGACCAGTGAATACGTAATCTTGATGGGAGAACATTTCTTGTTTTAGTCCGCCATGATCTGGCATTTCTACCATTGCATTTAATTTAAATGTAGGTAGTTCAAAATGACCAAACATATATTTTGAACGAATACTGGGAACTTTCTTCCACTCGTCACCCACTAGCCAACTTACAAGAGCAACATCGCCTATTACTGTGGTATCATCTACAACTGTTATATTTTCAAATTCTTTAGCAAACTCTACGCTACTGACTTCTCGGCTCTCACGATAAAACAAATCATGGTTACCTTTTATGAAGTATACATTATCAAATGCGTCATTTAGTTTTCGCAAACTTTCAATTGAGTACTTCATTGTTGATATATTTAAACTAGCACGATTATGATGCCAATCACCACCAAAGATGCATGTTTCACATCCTTTCTCTTGTGCTTGTTTGATAAACCAATCAACAAAGTCACTACAATCTTTGTTATGTTGTTGTGCATTATTTCTCATGCCGAAGTGAATATCGGTAAAGAATGCCAATTTTTTGAATAGATTATCACTCATTATCTGCGTAAATCTCTTTAATTGTTTCAGTTGGAATTTGTTCGTCTGTGATATTAGTTTTAATTACTTTTTTCCATCGTTCTTGTGATTTCATTTCATGTTCAAGTTGACGTGTCCAACTCGGTGCTTGTCCTGATTTTTCTAATAGATCATCTCGAATGCCTTGATTTTTCTTCTCAATATTGAGAACACGTGTAAATGAATTATTAACTGCTGCAGTATAATAAGCAAACGGATTATCAGATTTTGCTTCATTAAACTGTAGTCCAATTTGCGTTAATTGTAATAAGGCTTGTCCTCTCATTTCATCAATATATGTGTATCCACGCCAGTTGCCACGTTGTGAGTAACGTTCTACTAGTTTAATATACATATTTGCTAATGTAGCAGTAATCTTTCCAGATGTCAAGTCAAATTCTTTATCTTTATTATAATGTGATATACCGACTTCGGCAATTTCGCCATTTCGTACAACATAATGTTTATATGGTGGAAAATTTAATTTTACCTTATGATCAGCGACAGTTTTAGGATTTAATTTTCTGCCAGGTTCATCTGGAATATGTTCAAATGTCATAACACGGAATACAAGTTCTTCTTCATTGAAGCTATCAACATCAACAACAAAATCTATTTGTTTCTTTTTCTTATCGGTATTCAGCGTCCAACTATTTTTTTGTATACGATCTGCTCTTGATTGTCTTGCCTCTGGCAAACGTGATATTATTTCACTTTTAATATCAAGTTCTCCAGCGATATTATCAATGATAATATCAAATTGATTGAATCTTTCTCGATCTTCAAACCATGAAAAGTTTGATTTTGAAATATGAATTTGCTTTAGCATATCCCTGTTGTTTAAATAATTTTGTCGTCTAGCCATAATTTTAATCTCCTAAAATGTTAGTATTATAATACTACAAAGTAAGATAAAAGTCAACCTTAAAAAATAATACGTGTCAAGTATAAAGTTTAAAATATTCGTAGTTAATACAGTGATAAATACTGTTAATAATCAGGAGATCAATAGCATGGCATATAATCCATATAGTACCTCACAGCCGGTAAACATTTCGGATCCTAGTGGCAGATTGAGTGTCGAAGGTGATGGTATGAGTAGTTTCAATTTTCCATATACCCCTACTATTACAAATATGTCAAATGCAAATTACACACAAGTATCACCTACACATTCTAATTTTCAGCAACAGTTTTTTCAAAGTGGATCAAATGCCACAATTAATGTTACTGCGCCTATAATAATAGAAAATGTTGAACAAGGACAAACTATACTTAGTGCGTTAGATTTTTTTAGAGGTGCTATGAAAATGAGATTTGGAAAAAATGATGAACAGCGTGGCTTGCCACCTCCTGTACTGAGATTTAATGCACATGGAGTTTTTCAAAATATTCCTGTGTTAGTAAATAATTTTGTATATAACTTAGATGCGGATGTTTCGTATATTGATATAGAGACTAGAACTGAACAAAATCCTGAAACTGTAATACAAATGCCAGTTAGTGGAACTTTTGTGATTGATTTTTTAGTTACATATTCACCTAAAAACGTAAGAGATAATTTTACATTAGAAAAATACTTATCAGGTGGTTTAAGAGGAGAAGGATATGTATAGTAATAATTCGCCATGGAGAAATACACGTGTGATGTTTGATAAAATATTAGATATTCAGCAACCTAGATTTATATACAAAGATCCGTTGGACATGGAATATATTATACCACAAAAATTTAATTTACGACCCGACCTAGTCAGTTATGAGAATTATGGTACTGCAAAATATTGGTGGATATTTTCACAACGTAATCCAGATATTATACAGGACCCTATTAATGATTTTACTGCTGGTACAAAAATTAAAATACCCAGTAAAAAAAATATAGATAGAATGGGCTAAAAATGGCACCGCGTAATGTAAGAAATAATAATCCTGGTAATATTAGACATGGAGGCTCTAACTGGAATGGTTCGGTTAAGGGTACTGACCAGTCATTTGTAACTTTTGGATCTCCAGAAATGGGTGTCCGAGCGATGACAAAATTACTATACAAATATAATAGACCGGGATCTGACAATGGTTATAATAGAAGATCAGTTCGTGAAATTATTAATAAGTGGGCGCCCCCTAATGAAAATAATACAACTGCATATGTAAATGCAGTTGCCAAAAAGTTGGGAGTTAGTCCTGATCAAGATATTGATCTATCAGCAAATCCAGCAATTACTGAAAAATTAGTAGGTGCAATTATACAACATGAAGGTGGTAATGAATCTCTAGACCACTTTAGACCATCACTTAAAAAAGGAATTAGTCTAGCAAAAGGTGAGGGCCAAACAACGTTTCCTCCAAAAGATGTCGGCGCTGCAGATTCTGAATCAAGACGAACTTTAACCTCTGAAGAACAAAAAGCATTAACTGAGTTTAAAAGAGCAAGAAAAAATTTAGATGAAGCAAATGCAGATCCTAATGCATCTTCTAGAGATAGGGCTGATGCACAAGAACGATTTGATGCCGCTAAAGCAAATTCTCCATTCACAGTGGCGAATGATGAAACTGACGGATCGATAGTTGGTGATGATGTATCAGATGTCACATTTAACGGTTCAAATAGTAATTCAAATTTCTCAAGTTCGAGTTTAGGAAATATGAAAGAAGTTCTACAGCAAACAGAACAAGCGGGAATGTATTATGAAAATGAACTAGACAACTATGAAAATTATACTTATAATATAGAATTTTTTATTATTCCAAAAGATGACGCTCAAAATTTCTTACAGTTTAAAGACATAGAGTTTGAAAAGACTATAAGAGGAGAATGGCCAGAACAAACAATTCCTAAATTAATAATTGCACAATCAGCAGTAACAACAGAATTTAATATTGATAACTTAGTTGTCGAAAATTTAGGAACTGGTTATGGTAGTGCTGCAAAAATGGTAGGAATAGATAAGGGATTACAATTTGATATAACACAAATTGGTGATAGTGATTTAAATGATACATTGAATTCTGCTGCAAATTTGATGGAATATGTAAATATTAATACGGCTACCTTCTTTATTAAAGTTACATATAATGGATACAGTTATGATAATCCAACCAATATACTAAAATTACCAACTGTTAAAGTTATACCATTTCGAATTGATAAATTTATTGATTTGAATACGACAACAGATGAAACCGGTACTACAACCACTATTAGTGGAACAGTTTCGAATTATGCATCTGTGAGTCATGGAGTAAATACTACTAAAATAGACTTTAATTTTGTAATAGGAGATACATTACAGGAAACACTTAATAATTTTAACGATGAATTGAATACATCTGCCCGGGCTGCTACTAGTTTTAGTTCAGAACAATCAGATTTCGTTAATACTTATGAAATAAAACTCGAATCTGATTTTAAAGATGAGTATTCAAGTACTCCAATGAATGGACCTATTGCTAATAAAAGTGCGGCGAGTAATAATGTTAGTAAAAAAAGCAAAACCAAGTTTAATGTTTCTGAACAAATAGGACAAGTTCCTATAGGAGTAAGTATCATTGATCTGATATATGATATTCTGATTCAGAATGTACAGATAAGACAAGAGTTAACTGCATCAATTGATGGTTTTTCTAAGGTTGTTAGAATTTCTCCAGAAATAATACAGAAGAAGCATAATCCAATCACAAATATAATGTCACATCATACTGTTTATAATATATCCATGCATAAAGAGATAGTAGTTCAAAATGTCACTGACCAAACTGCAAAAATATCATCTACAAATAAAATACTAGATGAAATTTTTCAGACAGGTAGATGTAGAAAATTATATAATTATTATTATACTGGACTAAATGATCAGATATTAGATTTAACTATATCACTAGATAAGCAACTTACTAAAAGTTATTCTCCACCAGGAAATGAATTTTCTTGGAATAAATTTTTACCGGCTGGAATGCAATTAGATAATATATTAGAAAGTAAGCAGTTAGAAAACTTTAATAAAACAGTTTCTTCCTTAGATGATTTTAATAAAAAGAAAACGGAACTTAGTACTACACAACAACAGAAGCAAGAAGAATTACAAAAATTAAAACAGGAACAAGCGAAGTCTGAATTTTCTGGATTAATGGCTGACTTAAACGATCCAGATAACGAAGGCGATATACAATCTACAAATCCAGAATCAAAAGACAAATTCTTTGACGAATTGGGCAAGGCAGAGAGTCTGGCTGACATTCAAGTTGCTGCAAATCGACACGGCATTAACATTACAGAATTTGTCAAAAATTTAGAAACAGGTGAACCACTATTACAAAAAATATCTAAATTAGAAGACGATATTAATAATATTTCTGACGAATTAAGTGAAACAGCATCATCAATAAGTGATTTAACACTTAAAATAGGTTCGGACGATAGAACGATTGCAGAACAAGTTGGAGCAAGTCTCGCAGGGCGTTTTGCGGGATTTAATTCTAACAATGCAAGTACACGTGCAAAATTATTGGGTGATCCTACAGGACTTGTATTGGCAGAAGAATTAAAAGAAGATGGTGATATTTTTAAAAAATTAACAGATGCAGAATTTTCCGACTTAATGGATGCAATGCAATTAAACAGTATTAATTTTATGAATAATATAATACCAATGATGAGAGGGAAAAAATCAGTATCAACGTTTAAATCTACTGACTTGGAAAATATAGAACTTGCAAGAAGTAAATTATTTGAATCATTGAATGGTGATTTAAGTATGGCAAATCTATCTATGACTATTAAAGGTGATCCTTTTTGGATGGAATTTTATATAACTGAAGATGTAAAAAAACAAATAGTTGGCAAGGATAACACATCGGACGCACATAAATCTATCGTTACAAATGTCAACGGAACAAATTATTTATTGTTGGTAGTTAATAAAGCAGATGGAGTAGATGATTTTGATAATATAAAAATTGATAATTTGGATATATTTTTGTATTCTGTAAAGAGTGTTATTAATACATTTGCACAAGGACAATTCACTCAACAATTAAACTGTGTACGCCTGCCTATACCAGATAATTTTAAACGTGTTGAAACAGGTGGAGGAAATAATGTTATTGGTGGATCCGGCAATGGACCCGGCGGCAGTAATGGCATAAATCCCTTTGGAGATTCATCCTTCGGTTCTGATCCACTTGGTGAATTTGCAGGTGCTGATGGCAGTGGTATAAATTCCTTTGGGGATTCACTCTTCGGTTCTGATCCACTTGGTGAATTTGGTGGTAGTGCCATAAATGCCTTCAGAAATATAAACTTTGGTGACGAAACACTTGGCGAATTTGCAGGTGTTGCTAATAATCTAGTCGCATCAATACCCAATGAATTTCAGGATTTGGCTGATGTTGCAGGAATACCTTCGGATATAACTGATGCACTTGGGCGCGATGGTGCTATTGATCCTAGAACAGTTGCCAAAAATTCTTTCAGACATATACATGGAAGTTTAGCAAAGGATGCACATAATTTTATATTCTCATATGCCACACCACATGCATCAGATGTGAATAGACTTGCTGCACTGATGAATGAAGCAGAAATGGCTGCAGCATTTGGATCACCAGAAGCGGCCACGGCAGTTGAAAAAATTAAGAATGATATAAGAAATAAATATGGAAACACAGAAGATGCAAGTGATTTTTTACAACAACAAGTAGATAATGGAGAAATAGTTTCACCTGAATTAGTGGCATTTTTAAACACAAAAGTATATGCAGATAATACAACTGAAGTAATACCACCTAATAATATTAGTGACGTTGACGTTTCAAATATTATGACTGAAATACAGACAATTGAAGGTATGAATTCTTTAAGTGTCGATGAATTAATCGAAACACCAACTAAAACTTTAATGACTCCAACGGTTGATATGTCTCCCAATGCCGATATACCATCTTCACTTCGTATAGAAACTTCTAATTTAATGTTAGGAGGCTTATTACCAATAGAATCTACTGAAGTATATACTGATCCTAGACCTCCCGTAGTTGATTATAATATAGAACAATTAGAATCTCTGGATTTACCAGATGATGTAGTTGATGGATATAAAGAGGTAGCAGACACTCGTAATGGAATAAAGGTAAGAAAATATTTAGATACGCTTCCTCCTGATCAAGTAAAACTATTAAACGAAATAGATAATCCGTACACTGTGTCAACACTTCCTGCCGATCCGCCCGTGACCGCAGAAAAAATTATCAATACTCCAATGAAAACACCTAGAGAAGCAATAATGCAAGCGAGAATACAAGACGCACAAACCCAGATGATTGCAGAAGTAGGTGGCAGTTACAATGATTTGTCAGTGGATGAAAAAAGACATTATAATAATTTGAGTGATGCATATGATGAAATTGATGAAGTTGCACAATTGGATCCCATTCGGAATGAGGCGAAACTACTTAAAATTAATAATGAATTGGACAAATCAATTAGAGTATACAATGACAGATTATCAGGCGGTGACAGTGAATGGAGTTGGAATGATACAGAGGCGCAGGTTCTAGTAGATACAAGGTATGGGGCGCAAAATGATGTTGCTTCTCTTTCATATTCACCAAATGAGTTTACTGCTGAAAGAATAAGAGTTAATCCAGATGGATCAATTGTGGTTGATCTAGACTCAGAGTCTATGCCTACCAGTCCATCGGCTGGTTATGTTTTACCTATTAATGCAATTACTGACATACCAGTGGAAGATTTTACAGAGGAACATCTTGCACAGTATGAATCTGCAAATGCAGTAATGAAGAATCTGTTTACTAGTGATGGTATGACAATTACAAAAGCAGTTACGCCGAATGGTGATTCAGTTACTGTGGTTACCGGATTTACTAATACTGATCTTGCATCTGTATATAATATACCCTTTTCGCCAAATGTATTAGAAGGAGATGTTGTAGATACATCGTCAACAACTATTCTTACAAGACAGTTTCTAGAAAGCACAAAACAAAAAATTGCTGATAGTTATCCCTTAATTGGGACTAGGACTCAGAGTGCGACTGATTACGAGACATGGAAAGAATTTATAATCACTGATCCAACACAGCCACTTGCAGAGTCTCCCACCCGTGTCTATAAAGATTCTAGATTTTTTAGTATGGTAGGAAACCAGAAAATATATGCAGGCTCTGCGCTTGAAAAAAGTTTAATTGAAAGCGATCTCGTAACCAATACGGCATCAAAAACTATGATTGATTATTATAATAAAACATTCGGATCAGATTGGAATGGATTCCGCTGGATAAAAGCGGAATAATAAGTAATATTTCTTTATTATATAAGGTATGACATCAAATGTTAGAAAGTAAAATAAATGTTAGAAAATAAAAACACAAAGACGAAAATGAGAATTCGTATTAACCCGTTTATAATTATTGAAGGCGAAGAGTAAAAATGTATAGCGATGACAACAAAAACGATTTATCAGGTGCTTTAAAGAAGGACAATCTTTCTAATTTAAGTCCCGTGATGAATAATATTCAAAGCGGTATATACCATGCAATAACCGTTGCAGGAAAGCCAGATCCGGAAGGCAGAGGTAGAATTGCTGCTTATGTTCCTAAATTGGGTGGAAATAAAGAAAGACCTGTGTTTTTTCAATATGCATCTCCATTTGGCGGTTCTAATTCATCTGGTAGTTATGGATTCCATGCAGTACCTCCAAGTATAGGAGTTACGATTCTAGTATTCTTTGCTGATAATGGAGAATTAAGTGAAGGATACTGGTTTGCGGTGGCACAAGAAGTACCTGATATTGCAGCAGGTGGTACATCGGGACAAGCAAAAGTAGATGGAACTGGACAAGGCGAGGGCGTTTTTAAAGACAAGCCTAGTGGAAAAATTAATCCCACGGAACTCACTGCCGCACAACGTGATGTTATATCATATGATGATAACGCACCTGAAAATGTTAGTATGGATCAACGTACATGGGATGTTGCTACCGATAAAAATGACAGTGGATTATCTTCCAATAGTTCAACAAGTGATAGTAAAGGCGCAAATCAAGTTTCTGTTGTTCCAGTTACTGAAGAAGTTGTTAAATCAGAAGCATACTATAATGATCTTGCCTATGCACAAGGACCAATAGCAGGAATAGAAACAAAATCGCCATCTAGTACCAGTTCGACTAGTAATAGTAAAGGTGCAGAACAGGTGGCGGCAGAGGTAAATAAAAGATCAAGTATTAGTTCGACTAGTGATAGTAAGGGTTCAGGACAAATACCCGTTATTCCAGGAGGTGAAAAACCGGAAGACGAAGTGAAAACAGGTAGAAATCAGGCAAATTCTGCAAATAATGATGTAAATTCTGATACCCGAACTTTTGATCAAATACCAGAAAATCATCCTAGAAATATAAATCTTGCGGCTCAAGGAATTTATTCCGATAGTGTTAGAGGACAAACAACTGCTTCGCCTTTGAGAAATGCAAATTATGATAACCCAAAACCTAATACTGTATATGGTATTAAAACTCCCGGTTCAACCGCACTTACTATGGATGATGGCAGTGTTGATGATGATGGATTTATTCATCCTAATCAAATAAGATTACAAACAGGTTCAGGTGCAAGTATTATATTAGATGGAACAAATGATTTAATCTATATGGTTAATAGTACGGGGTCAGGATTTATAGAAATTGGACCGTCTGGCGAAGTAATGATATATGCACAAGGATCATTAAGTATGCGCACGGAAAAGGATTTCAACTTACGCGCAGACCAAAATATTAATATAGAATCAGGCGAAAAAATAAACATAAAATCTGGTAATAATTTTGCTGTTAACAGTGGAAATCAAACACATATAAAAAGTGAAGGTTCGCAGTTTTATGATAGTGCTGGCAGTAATCATATAAAAGTAGGAAGTAATATGTATGTTTCGACGGGAGGTATTCTACATTTGAATGGACCACAAGCAGCAAAATCACCTGGACTTAGTACAGTGTCACACAATGATATACAAAACCTAGAAAGTTCTAAAATAGATGAAAGTATCATGTCAACTATGGTATCGCATGAACCAATGATGCGTAGAAAACCTGCTCCTGCTAATACAAGTTCGGGTTCAGGTGCAACTGGAAGTGCAAATGGCGGACAAATACCTGCTACGAAGCCTAATTTAAATAGTGCAGGCGCAAATTCTGCAGATTCTACAGCCGAACAACAACAAATTAATGATCAAAGTATAGAGGAACAAGTGGCTGGTGGTACAGGAACAGTAACTTACTCGGCTAACTTCTCTGGGCAGATACGAAATAAACCAATTCAACCAAAACTATTTTCTATACTAGAAACAGCAGCAAAAGCAACAGGGGTTGAATTAGTTATATTTTCTGGTGGTCAAGATCAGGAGGGTAGAGGTACTAGAAGAACTGGCGGCACAGGTCACGATAATGGATTTGCTGCAGATGTTTGGTTATATAAATCATCGGCTGACAAAGAAAGTGGAAAATTATCAGTGCGAAGAGATACTGGAATTATGAAAAAATTTGCAAGAGAATGTTTTCTTGCTGGAGCAAATGCGGTAGGTGCAGGAGAGGGATATATGGGTGGTGTTGGCGTACATGTTGATATCGCAACATATAGAAATGATCAGGGTATGTGGGGCAAGACACATAGTTGGAGAAGTGCGCCTGGTTGGCTGAAACAGGCAAGAGATGAAGGCGGTTGGAAATATTCGCCTCCTACTAGGAGAGCATAAAATGATTTATGATAAGAAAAAAGGATCACTTTTAAATTATATACAGTTGCCATTGCATGTTATTACTCCATACGGTACATATTTAGGAACAGGATATGACGTTAATTCAATGCCAACATATACCCTATCCTACACTAATGTAATATCCTTTCCAGTAAATCAATTGGTTTTTTCTAATTTGAGTAAAAATAGTATTATAAAGGATACTATTCCGTCACTGACAATAAATGGCAGAAATATTATAGGCTATAACTATGAAATTCCAGATGTTGAGATTAAATATGGTTATATAACTGTTGCTTCTCAACGTATTTCAATTGAAACTGCAAAGATAACAATTGCATCAGCACAACTAATACTTGAGAAACAATTAAGAGCAATTGGTAATGTTTTAGAAAAATTTGTTCATGAACCATTAGGTCAGCCACAATATGATGCACTCATTCATTATTTTTATTATGAAGGTGTAAGTGAGATAGAAAATAGTCCTATCATTAAACTCATTAACAACAGACAATGGTATGATATTACTGATGAAATACAAACAAGTATAAAAAGAGAAAACGGCAGAGTCGATGACCGACTTGCCGCTTTAAGAATTGAAACTGCCAAAATGTGGAGTTATGTGCCTGGATTTAGTTAAAGTTCAGGACGATGCGTAATAACTTCATCTACTAAGCCAAAGTTAAGAGCTTCAGTTGGATTCATAAAGTTGTCACGTTCCATTGCTGCAAGCATATCATCTAGTGTTTTGTTAGCACTATTATGTTTAACATAAATTTCTGTTAGTGACCTTTTCATCTTTAAGATTTCTTTAACTTGAATTTCCATATCAGTTGCTTGACCGCCAGCACCACCGCTTGGCTGATGAATCATATGCCTGGCATTTGGTAAAATATATCGTTTTCCTGCTGCACCAGCAGTTGCCAATAGTGATCCCATAGAACATGCTTGTCCCATTACAGTCGTACTGACATCTGGCTTAATAAATTGCATAGTATCATATATTGCCATACCAGCGGTTACTGCGCCACCCGGAGAGTTAATATAAAAATGGATATCTTTTTCTGGATTTTCACTTTCTAAAAATAGAAATTGTGCACATAGTAAATCTGCTTGGTAGTCATTGACTTCACCAGTTAAAAATATAACACGTTCTTTAAGAAGCCGAGAGAAGATATCATAACTTCGTTCACCATTAGCAGATTGGTCTACAACCATTGGTACTAGAGTTGGCATTAATTATTCCTTATTTGTTTTTGAAGATTCAAGTTTTCGTATTTCTTCTTTCAGTTCGGTAATTCGGTCATATGCAGCATACAAATTTTTCTGAAGTTCATTTATTTCTAACTGAAACATTTCTACTGTAGTTATCATTTGCATTGACAATACTCCATTACTTTTCTGAAAAGGTTCTAGTTTTATTATCTTTGGATCATCATCCATAGTTTTTACTCCCAACATATCTATAATACATCAAAAATATACGATTGTCAAGTGGTATTTTCAAATGTACGAAGTTAATACGATGATAAATACTCTTAATAAAAAGTTTAAGAATGAGAGACATGATGCAGATTAGATTTTCAGGATTTAGTACCAAGAACAAAAACGCAATAAATCATAATCTTTACGGTAAGGATTTGATTATTGAAGATTTGATGAATAATCTTATGACACGCAAAGGTGAACGTATAATGATGCCTACTTACGGTAGCATAATACATGATTTAATATTTGAACCACTTACACCTGAGTTGAAAGATTTAATCAGAAAAGATATAAATTATATAATAGATGGTGATCCACGTGTGCGTCTTGAAGTTTTAAATATAACAGATACCAATCATACTATTGATATTCAACTATCGGTTTCAATAATACCTACAAACGAAAAAGTTGAACTAACATTGAATTTAGAAAGAGAATAACATGGGCCAAGAAAGAGTTGATAACTTATTCGCTAGTGAAAGTTGGAGTGCGGTTTACACTGCATACAGTAATATTAGTTTGAAAGCATATGATTTTGACACTATTAGAGAAGCATTACTTTCTTACGTTAAAACAACATATCCTTCAAAATTTAATGATTTTATAGCAAGTTCAGAATTTATTGCAATCTTAGATTTGGTTGCATATTTAGGACACTCATTGGCTTTCAGACTTGATATGAATACAAGAGAAAATTTCTTGGATACGGCAGAGCGTAAAGAATCTGTACTGAGAATGGCCAAGAATCTTGGCTACTTAAAAACACGACCGATCAATGCACGTGGTTTTATGAAAATTACAAGCGTCACTACGAATCAAGATGTATTTGATAATGCTGGAGATTCACTTTCTAATACCACTATTAATTGGAATGATGCAAATGACACAGACTGGTATGAAAAATTCATTACAGTTTTGGATTCTGCACTATCTAAAAATTCTAAGATTTTAGATCCTATTGCAAAAATTGATATACTCGGTATAGAAAATAATATATACGAAGTCAATGAAAATCCTAATGGCAAATCAGTCTCATATCCTTTCACATCAAATGTTTCGGGTGCAACCCGTTTATTTGAAACTACTAAGGTAGAAATAATTGATGATTCAATTGTAGAATCAGAACCTATGGCATCGAGTAATTTTACAATTGTCAATCGCAACGATAATTTAGGACCAGCAAGTGACAGAACTGGATTTTTTGTATATAGTAAGGCAGGAGAATTAAAATTCCAAGATTTCACATACAATGTTAAATTGTCAAATGTAATAAAAAATATTAATAATATTAATATATCAAATAGTGATGTTTGGTTACAGAAAGTAGATAGCAATGGAAGATATTTTTCAACTGTTTCGTTGATTGACAATCAAAGTAAAGAATCTGCGATATATAATACTATTAAAAATGGATCAGGTGAAATTGCTAGTATTACTACGAATGTTGACAACAGCATAAAAGTTAATTTTCCCGATGGTGTGTTTGGTAATGCAGCATATGGTAATTATAGAGTATGGTTTAGACAAGTAGAAAATCAAAATTTCTCGGTTAATGCAAATGATATAGATAACGTCACAATCATCGTGCCTTATATTGGTGCTGATGACCGACCATATAATTTAACTTTAACAATGTCAACTACCAGAGACTTTAGCGAAAACTTTTCGGCTGAGACATTTGAGAGTGTGAGACAAATTGCACCACGCGCATATTATTCACAAGATAGAATGATAAATGCACAAGATTATAATATATATCCACTAACACTTGGCTCAAATATTATTGCAAAATCAAAAGCAGTTAATACCACATTTGCAGGAAATTCCAGGTTCTTTGAAATGGATGACGTAACCGGCCATCACTCAAATGTAAGTGCGATAGGAACAGACGGTAGTATCTTCTTGGAAGATGATAATATAACAATGAGTCTGAGTTTTAATAGAGAAAATAATCAGATTGACAATTTTATTAGAAATAAAATAACAGAAGTTATAAAGCATCCAAGTTTAATTAATTTATATTATTGTGAAAATATGTACAATCCTAACTCAGTTATTACAGATCCTAATCTTAATTTCAATACCCGAAGTACAAATAAAAGCATCATTGATGTATCATCATCTGTGAATTATAATACTACATATATATATCCTGGTGATCATATATTAGTAAACAGTGGAAATGAAAACACTAAAACATGGACAACTGTCAGTAACATTGAATCTAGTGTTGCTGGATCAGCAATGGATTCATATTTCATCGAATATTTAATTCCCGAGAATAGCGGAGAAATTGATAGAATAGTTAGAGGATATAGAACTAGACTCGAAGACAGTGAAATTAATAATATAAAAATTAATAAAATAGAAGATTTGTCAGTTCAGACATTTACATTGATGTATGAATCAGGTACAACTACAAATGTATGGGGATGGAGATTACATGATGAATTAGTTGATCCTCCACTTGTTGAAGGTACAGATGTGTTTATCACATTTACATATGTTCCTGGTATAAGAGAAAATGAAGCAGCATATACAGCACGTTTCACTGGTAAAAAAATCGTGTTTGACAGTACAAAACAAATAAAGTTTCATTATAATAACAATAAATTTGTTGTTAACAATGAAACAAACTTAGCTGAGCGTGATCGATTATTTCTGAAATATTACTCAACTACTAAAAATTTAGAAGACACGTATGAAGAAACTCAAACTATTCATGTAGGAACAGGTGATATTATTAATATTGTTGAGACCGACGATACTGCAACATTCGATATAAAATGGAAAGATACTCCTGGCGCAGTAATTACAAATACATTTGTGGATACAAATGATTGTTTGGAAGTGGTTGAAAATTTACATACACTGATATCACCTGGAGGATCATCATATGATATTACTCCAGATGAATCTACAACTATAGGAATTTCTCCAACATACACAGTTGCATATACAGTAGATAATTTATCTAGTAAATTATCTACAGAATCATTCAATGATGACATCAGTATAAATTCGATAGATCCAAATTCTCCTGTTGTATCTGCCGGCGCATCAGTTGTTTCGTTTGGGGTGGCATCAATTTCAAATAGTGCTGCTTCAAATACCGCATCCACTGTATATAGTTCAACATATACAGATTCTCAATTAGTTTTGGATGGATTTAAAGGTGAGGTATCTGATACTTATTTTAATATTGCAGCAAATAATGGTAATTTTGCATGGGTAGATGAATCCGAATTGCCTACTGGTAAAACTAGATACAATGCGACTAATAGTGATTTTGGTGTACAAACTGAATTCTTTACACAGTTTGATGGTTCTAACACATATCAATTTATTTTTGATGATATGAGTTCAACTGGTTTTTCTATACAGAATGAAAATAATGATGGCTTAGATCCAGATAGTCCGGATCTGGATATATATTGGAAACAATATGCATTCGCTGAAATAAATTTTACTGCACCGAATGTTGCGCCTGATAACTTTACATTGCAAGATTCAGATGGAATTGATATAGATTTAAAACACTGTGAAATTATAACAACTGATATTGATACTTATAAAATATTATTTTGGACAGTTGATCCTACAAATGGTGGAACAGATAATACTATTACCGTTAATAATATTGGTGGAACTTCCACATTATCAGAATTTAAAGTTCAACTCACTAGAATGGTAAGATGTATAAAAACAGATAGAGTTTCATCATACGCTGACGCAGAAACTTACATAGTTGACAAATATATAACACCTGCAGGATATGTTGATTATAGTAAGGTAAAATTAAGTAGTACTGATATAACTAGAAATCCACATGGTATGCTAGAAGTTCTTTCCAATCAAGATGTGTATAGTGAAGCCGCGGATGATCTTGGCGATATATCAGTAGTAAATTTCTCACATATTGTATTGGAAACATACACAGACCAAAATAATAATATATTATATGAACGTATCAGTGATACAGTTATAGCATATAATGAATCACAAAATGATAGAATACCACCGACCGCTTCATTGAGATTTTTCATAAGTGGAGTCGATGTTACATTAAATGATGGCATATGGCAAGAAAAGACTGCGAACGGATGGGAAATTTTGCCAACTGATAGATATCAATTAGTAGATCCAGATAATAAAGACAAAATTATATATAATGGTGTGACTTATAGAATCCTGAAGGGAAGAAGTTATGTTGAAGACAAATTTATGACATTTAGATGGGATCATTATGCTGATATTGATAAGAGAATTGATCCTGGTACAAGTAATATCATTGATTTATATATTCTTAGTTCGGACTATGTTCGCAGAGTTAATACATGGATAAATGGTGGCTTTAGTGATATCATACCATCGGAACCAACGAACTATGAATTGAAAAAAATTATGCAAGGTATTGAACCTAAAGCAAGTATATCAGATCATATCAGTTATATACCTGTTAAGTTTAAATATCTATTTGGTTCATTTGCTGCAGCAGAGAACCAAGCGGTATTTAAAGTTGTTAAGAAATCAGGAACTTCATACAGTGATAGTGAAATAAAAACGGCAGTTGCAAATGCAGTTAATACATTCTTTGATATTGACAACTGGGATTTTGGAGAAACATTTTACTTTTCAGAATTAGCAGCATATGTACACAGAACTTTGCCTAATTATGTTTCAAGTATTATAATAACACCAAAATATCAAACCGGAGAGTTTTCAAACTTGCTAAGTATTAGTAGTGAACCTACTGAAATTTTCTTGAGTTTAACATCATCCGCAGATGTTAAAATTATTTCTAGTATAGTAGCAGCGGAATTATTGGGCGAATAAAAAATGGCAAATAATAAAATATACAATCTTTTACCAGTACATCTTCAAAATAAAGAGTTAGAGACTATTTTCGATAGTACCCTTGAGAGAGCATTTTCTGCTGGCAGTGTTACGAAAACAAAGGCTTTTATAGGAAGAAAAGAAAAAGGAGTATATAACGACAATGATGCATATGTGTCATTTCCTGATCATCTATTTCAGCGTGACAATTACGGGTTAGAACCTGTATTCTCTAATACTAATATTGGAGACAACATATACTATGATGATTTACTAAATTCAATGTATAATAAAGGATCATTAACTAATGATCATAGAAGATTATTTAAATCTGATACATATACGATTAATTTGCCAATTGATATTGATAAATTCTGTAATTGGGAATTATATTACTGGGTAAATATGGGCTTTACAAGTGAATATGCTCTATACGAATATAAAGTTTATGATTCTGGCTATAGCGAATGGATTAAACAAAAACCATACATACTTAACGGAGAACCAGGAACAGATAATCTTGCACCATTAATTAATGCTAAAGTTGCTCCCAAAGATGATTTCGCTGAAATAGGAGATTATGCTGTTGTAATTTCAAAAAATCAAGTTGTTTACTGGATAAAGACAGTTGACGGCTGGGCAAGGTTGGGCACAAGTGATACGTCATCTCCGACATTTACGCAGTCAGATATAAGACCTGTAACACCAAGCGCAGGTGATACATATGTAAATACATCAGAATTACGAATTACACTTCTCTTGGGAGAAAATAATTATATTCTACGTGATACAATACAAGATCGTTGGAATATAGAAGTTAATCCATATGCATTGCGATTTCCAAATAAGACACAGGGTATAATTAACTTAATAGAATATCGTGAGAATCCAGAAACAAGCACTCCAGATTGGGAAATATATACTGAACTTGCAAATGTCTTTAGTTTAGGCAATAGTAATGATACACATTATATAACTATTGATAAGAATGATGACACTACTAGTTCAATAAATTGGTGGAGTGATAGAAATTCCTGGTATCATTATGATGACATTCGCCAATATATAAATGATGAAAATAAATCATATATAATACAAGCAAAAAGACCTATAATTGAATTTGATCGTAATATTGAATTAAGCGATAGTAGTCAGGCAGCCGTTGAATGGGAAGTACCTACTTTTAAAGTATATGATTCAGAATTAAATACAAGTGAAGATAGTAAAATTTTTCATTACGTTGAAGACGAAGATAGTATCGTTGACAAATTTTTGTCTATACAGGCTTTATTGACTCCTGGTGATTATCAGAGTGAATTTACATTTAATATTGACTTAGCAGATAACGTGACATATAAAATAAATGATACCCATCATAACTTATATATTATAACAGAATTTGATTATAGAAATTTGCGTCATGAATACGGAAAAGCAGAACATAGCATATTGCAGTTGTTACAAGAGGCAAAAACAGATGAGACTATTGACGTTTATGTAGAAGGTATCAAGCAAATTGATAATTATACAGTTTTTGACGGCAAGTTCATTATATTTAATAGTCCGGTAACAGGATATGTATATGTAGATTTTACAACAAAAGATAACGTGGTTATTGATGGCGATACCGCATGGCAACGTATTGATCCAGCACTTGAATATAATCCAGACAATGAAACACATAATGATAGAAACTTTACATACTCTACCGTTTTTGAGCATTTTAAAAGACAAATTGAGACTTCCATTGGACTTACAGGAAATCAAATTGCTGTTAACAACTATCGTAATATAGGTGATAATACTGATAAACTTCGCCACAATAAATTTGGTAGTATTATGGTTCGTAATTCTATTGACATTAAAAAAGCATACTTTGCAATAACCAGAGATGACTATAATCCATATACTGCACTTGAATATATTGCAACTGCATATAATAGTTATAAGAATAATTTTATCAACAATGTACAAGAAATATTGAATACTGCTGATAGTGAAACAATGAGCGATTCTGATATTCTTGAACAGGCAGTAAGTGCAATCGCTCTAGCGAAAAGACAAAACATCAGTGTATTTGATGGCAGTATGATGATAAATGCTGGCGATACTCCAACACATTATATAACAGCAAAAGTTAATCCGATTGTTGCGGGAGCAAAAACTCAGTTTATACCAAGTTCAGTTGCTACAGAAATTGTCTATAATGATAATATTAGTATCTTGATAAATGGTAAAATAGCAACTGATTATAAAATGTTAAATGAGGTTGAAGTTGAGTTTGATAGAACTATCGATGCAGATGATGTAATTGAGGTTAGATATTATACAATATTAAAAGAAACATTTATTCCTCCCAGTGCAACTAAACTAGGATTAAATGCGGTGTATAAGCCTAGATATATAACAGACACTGAATATGATGAAGAAAAAACATTCTTGGTTGGACACGATGGTTCAAAAACCCTAATATGGGGTGACAGAACTGATGACATCACATTAATGTTTGAAAGTTTGGTATATAATAGAATTGAACAAACCGAGAGTAGTACAAGTATAAAGAAAACAAAATATGGTATGTACAGAAATAGTACGATTGAGTATTCTTTAAATGAAAAAAAATATATTATGTATCCATTCTTTAAAAAGTGGATGTTACGTAATAATATTGACAATCTATATAATACAGATTATAATGCTGATGATTATAAAACATGGAATTATCGTGCACGTAATGATGCTTCACCTGGATATTGGCGTGGTATTTTTCAATATGCTTATGGCACAGACCATCCAACAATAGAACCTTGGGTAACAGTTGGGTATAGTATACCACCAGAAGGCTTTGAAATGAATTCTGGTAGATACACTCAGTATGAATTTTGGGAAGAATTAAAATCAACATATTCTACAAATTGGCCTATTCCTATAGATGAAAATGGCGATATTCGCACAATTGATGATTTATTTTTCAATTCGCAAACTACCTTAAAAGAGATTGAATTAATGAACCAAGATTGGGAATTTGGTGACGGTTCTCCTATTGAACAAGCATGGAGACGTAGTAGTGAATACTCGTTTATTGAATTTTTGATGGCAATGATTGCAAAGCCTTTTGAGATAATAGATTTATATTCTGATGAATTAAATACCGTAGTAAATATATTTCATCAAATTGAAAGTATAGATACGGATCGTATACTTAAAGAACAGGAAGGATATGAATTTAAACTAGGATCTAAGTTAGGTGGATTTGTTAATAACTTTAAACTAAACAGTGAAAAAAGTGGATTATCAAATTCAAGATATGCAGAGATTCCAAGAGATAATTATGATTTGTTTATTCACTCTGGTGAGCCAAATCGTTCTGAAAGTTTTAGTGCTATAGTACTAGAAAAAGTTTCATTGGACGTTTCTTATCCTACTTATAATATAGATGATACTGCAACATATCAACAAGAAGATATAGTATATAATCCATCAGATAACAGATATTATGTTCGAAAAGTTGAATCTGCAACGTTTAAAGAAATTACAAAAGAAATAAATTTTGATTATACAGCATGGACACTTATTGCACAACCTAAGATTAAAAAGTTTGGATATAGAATCAATGGATATGATGATTTTAATCCACAATTCTTTACTTTGAATTGGGATATAACATCAGGTGAAAAATTATGGAAAACGCAAGGCGATGAAGCAATTATTAATGATTGGCAAGCAAATGCATTCTATAAACAAGATACATATGTAGTATATCAGGGTGTCCCATATATCTCACTATATGACCATAATAGTAGTGCATCATTCAATGATGATCAAGATACATACTGGAAGATTTTAGAGAGTTGGCCCAGGGTAAATAGAATTGTCGCTAAAGGATATAAAGATACATTTATCGACCAATTGAAAACCCATAACTATGGCGATATATTATATTCAGTAGATGATGTTGCACAACTTCTTATTGGATATCAAAATTATTTAACGACAGTTGGGTGGAGTTTCACTGATATCAATGATTCCGGTGAAAGTGTAAATTTTGAAAGTCTATTGATTAAATTTCTGGAATGGACGGCAGAACAACATGAAATTGGTGAGTTTATAACTTTGACGCCGATATTACTTACTGGCAGTTTTTCTGCTCCATATGGCATTGCTAGTGTTCAAAGAGAAAATAACAAAAATTTCTACAAAGTTCTTGATAGCAGTGGTAGACAAATACCTAGTACAGCAATCAAATTCTTCTCAGAAGGCGATTCTATAACATGGGAATCGGTAGTACCAGTTTATGGCATGAAAATAGATATTGTTGATATAGAACATGCATTTGTTGTTGATCGTATCGATAACTTTGGTGATGTGATTTATGATCCTATTAATCATAATAGAAATTTAAGAATGATGATTGATTGTAATAGAACTGATGACTGGAATGGTACATTAGGAATCGACGGCTACATTGTTCAGAACAATACATTGAACCCCAATTTTGAGACAATGATTTCTGATACTAAATTCTATAGAGATACAATGGTGGATCAAAGTTTGTCAAATATAAATTTGATAAAAGCAAGTCATATTGGGTTTACTCCTAGAAGTTATCTATCAAATCATATGATAGAACGTGAGTCACAATTGGAATTTTATAAAGGATTCATATCAGATAAAGGTACTCCCGGTAGTATCAATAAAATTATTAATAATAATTCTAATTTTTCTGATATTGGTTCTGATGAAGTATGGGCATTAAAACTTGATAGTTATGGAAACTTAAACAGAAATATATCGATTAGTAAGGATATTGAGACTGGAACTATATTCACTGATCCTTACACTGTTACATATGACAGTAATCCATTTTTGTACCGTACAACACCGAGAACAACACCTATTAAAACAACCGGATATGTCAATAGCAGAGATGTTAATTATGTTGTAAGAAACTCTACAATATTAGAAACAACTGTTGGTGAAAATTATTATGAAGGTGATTTGGCATGGATACAATTTGATACACTAAGAGATTGGGATGTTAGAAGATTAAGCGAAGTTGCACAAATTGTATTTGTTGGTGAAACTGAAGATTCACAACTTTACATTGTGTTAATCAATGAAATAGATGTAACCGATACAGTTTATTTAAGAATTAACAATGAGGAAATTGATCCAGAATTAAATGGATATTATTATCTTATTGAAGATGGTACAATAGAAGCATCAGATGGCACTACTGTTTTTAAATATCTTGTCTTTGATACTGATTTTGAACCGATTGCTGTTGAAATTGATACTACAACAGACAATAGTGTTTTTGTTCCATCCAATGATTCAACTGGCGTAGAAGCAATAAGTCTAAATTCTAATCCCAATATAATTGACGGTGAAACACTTGTAATTAATAATACTAGTTTTGTATTTGATTCCAATGATACTGCTGGTTCAACTTCAGCGTTACGTATAGGAGGTGATAATGCTGCAATAGTTAATCCTGTTGTTACACCTGGAGATAAAATTGATATTAGTGTATTTGATCAATTTGATAATCAATTAAATGCTGGCAATAGTATCGTCACATTTACTGGAACAGTAGCACAGGCAACAAACAATGTTACTGCACAAGAAAATGATACTATTACAATTGATGATGTTAATTTTATAGTTAGCAACATTGATACGGGACCTATTGTAGCAACATCGGGAATTGATACGTCTGATTCGCTACCATCTGGATCTGAATTAATTGTTACTGGTGACACCTCTGTAGCATATACAGCAGAAGATATTGTAATTTCTGGAACAGTGAGTAACCCACAAATCACAAGTCCTACGTCTATAATTATTAATGATGATACTATAATATTCACTCCTGTAATAGATGACGCCGGCACTGCAAGTGACCAATCCGATGACACTGTTATTCCATTTGAATTAAGTGATATTATTGATACTATTAATGCATCAACAAATGCGGTCAATGCAACTTCGATTGATAATAAACTTGTATTAACCTCTACTGAACCTTCAGTTACGATACAGGGTTCTACCGCGGTTGATATTTTAGGACTAATCGGGTCTTCACCATATACTGAAACAAAGTTGGGCAATTTAGCAGTACAAATAAACACACAGGCCAACATATCTGCTGCATTACAGAATAACAAACTTGAAATATCCCGTACTGGAAATACAATGTCATTGAGTGGCGAACAATTTGCTGCATTTAATTTCGATAGTTCTGATTTTGATAGAAATTTATCTCCAACTACTGAGAGTATTAAGACACAGATTAACGATCTTAACATTGCCAATGTGACCGCCAGCATTTCTGATGGTAAATTAAAATTAACAAGTAGTGGAATATCATTGCAATTATCAGAAGTTACCGATGGTGCAATGGCTAGACTTGGATTTAATTCTACATCTATTACTGTAAACTCTTTAGAAAATATTATTTCAGATATAAATTCTTCATTGACAACGGTTACATTTTCTGCGAGTAACGTAGATGATAGATTATTAATATCTGGCAATGAATATAAGATTAACATTTCAAATGTACTTGGAACACCACTCACTGCTGTTGGCATTGTTTCTGGTGAATATATATCTAACATTGTATTAAGTCAATCTGCTATACAATTCATATCTCAGATAAACGAACAATCAGATTCAGTATCGGCTCTTATTACATCGGATGGTAGAATTGTTATTAATGTTATCGATCAAATTAGTTTGTCATTTGAAGGAACAAGTCAATTATTATTAGATAAGATTGGACTATATACTGAGTATAGTAATGTTAGTAATATAAACTTTAAAGTGATGAGATGGAAATCTGTTAGATATACTCCAGGATATAACGGAGAATCATTTGATGAATTTTATAGAGATTTGGGTCTTAATGACACTAGTAGATTGTGGGTAGATAACTACACAGGAGATGATGGCTGGGCAGTAATTCTAAGAAATACAGTTGGCAGTCTTCAAGTCTTAAATAGAAAAGCAAAAGAAGTTGATGTAGATTTAATTGATAGAGTTATAATAAAAGAAGATGATACTGAATTTAAAATTCATAATTTATATGATCCTTTAAATTTAAAATTGCCGGGTTCTATAATGAAAGATATAGACTATATTAGTTGGAACGATCCATCAAAATATGATGAATTTCTGAGTAGTGGATTATGGCTTGATGAACATCTAGGAGAAATTTGGTGGGATACAAATAGCACTAGATATTATCGTTATAATGACTACGGTGATGCGAATGGCAATATTATTCCAGATTACACAAAAAGATTTTGGGGTAAAATTGTTGATGGCTCAGTAGTTGAAATTAAACAGTGGGTAAAAAATGAAATATTGCCTGCTGGTATTACATGGTTTAATACCAAAAAAGAGTGGAATGATGCTAAAAACAAAGAAGTCACAACTTATTTCTATTGGACAAGTATAGGAACTTTGCCACGTTATAACAAAGAGTATAGCACTGATGAAATAAGAATGATTATTGAAACTGGTTCTATTAAAAATAAATTTATACCAATTAATAGTAATACTATTGTTTTAAATAATAAAGTGGCACGTTCAAACAAAACAATTACAGTTACGACTGAATATCAAGATACCGTAGATAGACAAGATAAACATACTGATTGGGAAATGATTTCCCGCGAATCAGATAAGCCGATTATGGCAGATTATCTAGAGAGACTTAAAAATAGTATTGCAAACTCCAAAATATCAAATAAATTTCAGGTAAGAGTCAATGAAAACAATATCAATGTTAATGGCGCTATAGTAAAGGATGAGTTTCTATTAGATTTAGATATAGAAGATATATCCGTATCTGTCAATAATGAATTTTTAGAAATTACTGATTTTACTATTGACGGTGATGAATTAATCATTAATAACAATAGGGATGTAATCAAGAATGATGTTGTTCGTGTATATGAATTAGAAAACATCTCAGATAATTTGTTTGAGAATGTAGAATATGCACGTGAAAATTTTAAAGTAATAATTAATACATTCTTTAATAATAAACTACTAAGTTCGGAATTTCCATTTTATGAAGATTATATCAAGTTAGATCACTATATCTTCAACAGTACCAATTGGTATATAGACTCAGACTATGAAACGATTACAAGTTATCAATATCTAGGAAATACGAGAAATATTGATATGCGTAGTATGGCTAATAGTGGTATAAGATCGTTTAAAATAAAAAATCCAGACTATGAAGAATTTTATTTTCCTTATGGCAATCTAGATCAAATTACATTGGTCAATAAAAAAGATGGATCAATGAATTTGAATTTTGACGATATACTTATACCAGGGCAGACAGGCAATGGTGGCGAATCCAAGTATTATACCAATGTTATCAGTACCCAGTTACATGAGTTTATTGACATGATATATTATTATGGGAAAACATCGTTTATTAAAGATGTATTCTTTGATATGTTAAATTATTTGTATACTGAAAATGAACATCCGGAATGGCTGTTTAAAACGAGTTATATTGATTTGACACTATTAAATAAACCATTACGACAATATGCAATTTATCAAAATGATACATATACTGATACTATTGAATATATTATGGAAGCAAAGCCGTATCATACTAAGTTACGTCATGCTCGTAGAATCTATCCATTAAGTGAAGATATTCTTGCCAATGTAGATACACTACATCATATGAAATTAACAATAGACCTGGGCGGTGATTATAGCAGATATGATTATACTACGTATGATGGTGGTATAGCACCAGACGATGAGTTCCTGGATATAAAAGATGGCAAATATGATACTGGCAAAATATTAAGAAATCCATACTCCGTTACCGCAGATAAAGGTGGCATTGACACTGGACTGGTAGATTCACAAATATTAGAATCAACTGTTTTACGAATTGATGAATATTCATCAGATATTACAGATGGTATAGGCAATTCAACACTTGACAAGAAGACGTTTGTAGTGTATGATACATTTGGTAGTGGACATTTAATGCATACTATAGACTCTGATACGGTTGCATCTGTATCGTTGGAAAATGGGTATAGACAAATAACAGTAACCGATGCAAGTAAATTTAAGACTGCGGTTGCAAACAGTGTAATTTTAATTGCAGTTGAAAATTCATCTGGTAAGTTAGAATTTATGCACTATAGTGAAAAAAATGATGCCACAATACATATTAATGAGCGATCATTATTCACTGGGCTAGCAGTTAATATAGAACCTGGAGATACTATTTACATCATGTCTGCTATAGAAAAAATTGCATTTCTTGCAGAACAACTAGAAAGACAACTAATATAGTAGGTTTTAAAAAAATGATAAATAGAATAAGTTCTGGTATAAAAAGAGAGAAATAAATGTTCAATGATAATATCATGTCACAAATTATTGGCACAGTAAAAATATATGACAAAGACACAGGCAAAGTACTTTTAGAAAAAAAGAATGCAATACATCCTGGTAATATGGCATATGCTCTTGCGAGTGCATTAGCAGGCAAACCAACAAGTATAAACTCAAACGGTGGATCACCAATAGTTAATTGGATGGCTTTCGGAAATGGCGGTTCTAAATCTACTACTACATTAGAATATAGAGCACCCAGGGTTTTTGGAAATTATGACCAGTTACCAATACCTTCAAGTAACTCAACTTTATATGCAAAGACATATGAACAGTTAACTACTAATACAGTTTACTATGCTGGTGAAATGATGGATACAAACGAGTCTGTTCCAGAAAATACTGCAAAAATTGTATGTTCAGTTGAAGTGGACCACAATGCATATGAAGAATCAGTTAAAATAATTGATCCTGGTCTACGTTTACCAGAAACAGACAGTTCACCAGATACGAATAGTGTAAATGCATTTACAATTGATGAAATTGGACTAATGGCAGGAGTGACTAGTGATGGCGCAATGGATGAATCGAAGACGATGATGTTAACACATGTTACTTTTCATCCTGTATTACTATCAGCAAATAGAACAATTATAATCGATTACACAATAACAATACAAGTAAATTAAGAAGGAGTAACGAATGTCACCACAAAGTTACCCTCTAACAAGTCAGTTTACGTCAGATGATTTTAACTTATTGGCAAATGATATCAATGAAATAGTTGGTACAGGGGCAGGCGATTCTGGTTATGGGCAAACTCAGTTATTCGTTAATCATGTTAATCGTGGCCAACAGTTAAGTAAGAGAAATTGGATGGAATTATTTTATTCAATACGATTTGCAGCGGCACATCAGGGCACCGAATTAACAACTAGTGCAAATATATATAATGGTGATTTTACTAAATTAGACACTGTAATTCATACTATTGATACTATCAAAGACGATATTATTAATATTAGACAGAATAAATTAAATTATACATTGTTAAAAATGTCAACACAACAAAACGTTCTTAGTGCAATGCATACCTATTTGAATCCAAATCAAAATCTCGAAGCAACTCCAGACGAAACATGGAAAGTTAGATTAGATGAACAGAAATTTGAATTCCGTGCAAAATTTAAAAGTGAAGACGCAAGGCGTCAATATTTCAATGCAGGTGGTGAAATAAGAATACAAACAGAACTAAGTGATTACCCAACTGGCTATATACCAAGTTCATCATGGGCATCTTTACTGGACGATGTGGGTAATATTATCTTTAGTCACATTGCAACAAAATCTTCAAATAATGTAGGTGTACCCGGCGTAGGATTTAATGAAATGACTACGACATACAAAAAAGTGTTTCATAAAAAAGTTACTGTAATGCTAAACGATCCAAGTCCTCTAGATGATGTCACTGAACATCAAATTGAAGTTTGGGCAAGATTCTCTACAGTAGAAATAGGTAGTATGGAATTTTATGTATTATTGAGAAATGATCCAGACAGAGATCCAGATGGTTATCTAGGATATAGTGGCTATGGTGGTTATGGTGGTTATTATCCCGACCAAGTAACGTATGGTGATTGGGTTGAAGGCAATTTATCGGTTTATATTTCTCAACAACGTGCGGATGATGCAGATACATCAAATTTAGGTGTGGTGTCGGAGATGCCAGTGTATAGTATAATAACTGACTTTGTTGGAATAATTATGTCATAATTAGTAATACTAAAATAAAAACTTCTTGACATTTTAAAAAATTTATAGTATAGTAATAGTATATTACTGTAAGTCTTAGTCGTGGAGTAACTAGTGGAAGAAAATTTAGAAAATATTTTGTCGTACAAAAATACAATGCGTAATTTTAATTTAAATAGAAAAGTTATGCAAGATAAAGTAATGAACGAATTACATGTTTATCAAAATGGTGGCACATTTGTTGTGACCCAAGAATTAATAGGATTTTTAAATTATTTAGTTCAGTCTGATAAAATGAATGTAAATATATTGGACAAAAATAATTTACCTATTAATATTGCTGATGTAAATGAATTCTTAGAACTAGTATCAGAACGATATTTTTCTTCCCTTAACTTTTACTATCAAGAATATGAACAACTTAGAAGTTCCACAAAAATTGAAATTGCATTAGATTTATAAATGACAAAAGGTATAATAATTTTTGCACAGAACAACGATTATGTTGATTATGTAAAAATATCGTGTGCAAGTGCTGGATATGCCAGAAAGTATCTTTCTGGCTTTGATGAAATATGTCTTATAACAGACGAATCATCATTAAATGAAAATCGTAAATTGGTTGACTGTTATTTTGATAGAACTATTGTTATACCAAAAAGTACAGATAGTACCATGCGAAAATACCGCGATACTATTAAGAACGTAGAAGGTGCACCGTTTATTAATAAAAGTCGAGGTGATGTTTACTCTCTATCTCCATATGATGAAACACTGGTAATAGATTGTGATTATTTTATTATGACAAACCAGTTAGATGGCGTATGGGGTAGTCGCAATGATTTTATGATTACCAAAGATTTTACCGATATATCACAAACAAAAACTTCAAATACTGCCAGACTTAATGATATTAGCATAGATATGTATTGGGCTACTGTAATATACTTTAGAAAATGTGAATTCTCTTCGAATCTATTCAAATTGGTAAATCATATTAAGAATAACTATAGGTATTATTATAATCTTTATAAATGTGATGTGGCATTATATAGAAATGATCATACATTCAGTATTGCATTGCATATTCTGAATGGTGAAGTAAATGCTATAGTACCAAATCTTCCCTTCAATAAACTTGTTAATAGTTTTGATACCGATCAAATTTTAAGAGTCGATGGACCTGATAACATTGTTATGATAACTGCTAAAAATCGCACAGTCAGAAATATAGTAAGATTGCAACGATCCGATCTTCACATTATGAATAAACGAAGCATTACAAAACATTTGGATTCGTTTTTTGAAAATGGAATTACATTATGAGTAGAGGATATATTGTAATAGCCCAAAATACAGATGAGCATGATTATCTAAGAATGGCATACGCACTTGCACTGAGCATTAAGACCACGCAACGTGAAAATGCAATTTGCTTGTGTGTTGATAAAAAAACAAGTGACAGATTGGAACAAAAGTGTTGTGATGTATTTGATTACATTGTAGATATTCCATGGAATGACGATGCACTTAATAGCACATGGAAAATAGAGAACAAATGGAAGTATATTAACATGTCTCCATTTGATGAAACAATAATATTAGATACAGATCAATTATTTACAAAATCGATTGACCATTGGTGGGATATGCTAGGTGATAGCAAGTATGATGTGTTATTATGTACAAACCCTAGAACATTCAGAGATGAACCAATAATCTCTGATTTTTATAGAAAGAAATTTACAGACTGTGAGTTACCTGATGTATATAGCAATTTTACATACTTTAATAAGTCTGAAGTTTCTTATGAATTCTTTCGATTAGTTGAAAGGATTATAAACAACTGGGAATTATACTATAATGAGTTCTTAAAAGGCAAAGGCCAAGATTGGGTAAGTGCGGATGTAGCATATGCACTTGCTGCTAAAATACTAGGTAAAGAAAAATTTATATCTAGTTTGCCTTTTCCTGCATTTGTGCATATGAAAAGTTATATTCAAAACATTCCTGAAAAAAATATTTTCTCTGATTGGCAAGATACATTAACAAGCAATGTATCTGATGATTTGGAAATTAATATACATAACTTCATTCAAACATTGCCGTTTCATTATGTTGAAAAAGATTGGTTGACAAATGATATGATTAAACAATATGAGAATGTATATGATCCGTAGTATAAAAACTCTAAGTTCTGACAACCCATTTAAAGTCGTATACTTTGATTCAGATGGTACAATTCTTTCCTTTGAAAATAGAGTTGATAAAAATAATAAAAATAATTTCGCATACTTTTCTGCTGCTGATTTGTTGAGATTTCTTGATGGTACCTATGTTATCAATGGGTACAATGTGGTTTTTAAAAAAGATGAGATGCATTACGTAATTGTTAGAAGAGATTCAGCTAAGTATATTGTAAAAAATAACGCTAGTAATAATATTCGCCATATAGATTATCATTCATCACCAGATTTAAAAATTTATGTGACAGATGATGGATTCGATATCTTGGCAACATCTAACCTGGAAGAATTTTTTGTTGAACAAAATAATGATAAAGATATTATCATTAAAAACAATAAATCACATAAATTTTATATAACAATGAAAAATGAATCAGGATTATTAATTGACACAATTGAATTAGATTACTCTAAAATTTTAACGGGTAAAAAACAGACAATTAAATACGAACATAAATATAAGAAAATAAGTATATATGCTGATTACATTTTTACTACATACAGTATGGAGGATATAAGAGAACAAAGATGACAAAGCTTATTATAAAAGATTTAAGTATATTCTATCTTAGTTACGATGAACCGAACAAAGAAGAACACTATGTAGACCTACTAAGTAAATTTCCAATGGCACAGAGGATTGATGGTGTTAAAGGATTTGATAATGCACATAAGGCATGTGCCCGTGCTAGTAAAACTGATAGATTTATTACGATAGATGGTGATAATATTGTAGATAAAAAGTTTTTTGATATCACATTATCTTTTCCTGAGAACACAGATTTGAGTCACAGCGTAATATCGTGGGGAGCTAAAAATCTTACTAATGGATTGGTCTATGGCAATGGTGGAATTAAATGCTGGCCAGTTCAATTAGTATTAGATATGCGCACACATGAGAACGCAGATAGTGAAACCAAGAAACTTGACTTTTGTTGGGATCTAGACTATAAGCAAATGAATAATACATATTCAATGATATTTAATAGTGGCTCGCCATTTCAAGCGTTTCGCAGTGGATATCGTGAAGGAGTAAAAATGTCGCTTGATGAAGGTACTAGAGTACCGCCAAGTGAGTTTAATAGAAGAATATGGCCTAAAAATTATGAAAGACTACTGACATGGTGCAATATTGGATCTGATGTTGAAAATGGTCTATGGGCAGTATTAGGTGCTAGGATGGGATGCTATGATGTAAATTTCAATTCAGATTTTATCATTGAGAGTATCAGTAATTATGATTGGTTTAAAACGTTTTTTTATGATACTGTTTATTCTGAGTTATCAAAGAATGAAGATTTACTGTATGATCGTACATTAACATTAGGAGACTATCTATGTGAAAATCTTGGTATGGAGATGTGTGATCCTACACCAGAACTATCACGCTACTTTAAACGTGTTTATAATAATCCAAAGAGAGTTCATAATCCTTTGGCAACTGAAAAGTCAACCGGCTGGGACAAATAAAGGAAATTACAATGGTTAAAAAAATTAGACTAATACCGGAAAATGATACAACTGTAGCAGAAAGAAATTCAACAGATTTCAATAATGAAATTTTAGAACTTGCTAAAACAATGGATTGGAAATTGTGGGAAATACTACAATCCGTCCAACGACTTGAAACAAGACTCGATGAACTTGAGACAGACAAGGATTAATACATGCCCCTCGGACCGCAGGAATTTTATAATAGACTTGATCATCACCACGATGAAGCCAAAGACTGGGTTGTGGTTAATTGGAATTTAGGAAATATGTGCAATTTCACATGTTCCTATTGTCCAAGTATTCTAAATGACGGCAGTTTTGGATGGAATGACTTTGATGTTGTAAAGAAATTCATAGATTCTACGATTGCTCATTATCATCCTAGAACTGTATATTTTGAATTTACAGGTGGAGAAGTAACACTCTGGAAAGATTTTATTAAATGTGCAGAGTACATCAAAGAAATTGGTCATGATATAGGATTCATTAGCAATAGTAGTAGAACGATTCGCTGGTGGGAAAAGAATAAAACAAAATTTGACCATGTATGTCTTTCATATCATCCAGAAGAAGGCGATGCAGAGCATTTCATCGAAGTTGTAAAAATAATGAGTCAACAATGTAGAACACATGTAAATGTTATGATGCATTACGACCCAGAGATATGGCCAAGATGTCAAAAGGTGGCTGAAAGTGTAATAGACATTCCAAATATATCACTTGCATTACAGCCACTAATCATTGATTTTGGTGAAACATTATATGATTATACTCCAGAACAGATTGAATATATTGACAATCAATGGTGGGGATTAGGTAATAAAATACAGCATGATAAGAAATGGAAAATTTATCGTGGTAGTATGGATATGCATGATGATGTCAATAACATGAAACAAAATAGTAGTGCTCATCGTTTTATTAACGATAAGACAAATAACTGGAAAGGTTGGTTGTGTTGGAGTGGTGTTGAACAAATTGTTGTAGATTTCGATGGCAGTGTTATGATAGGATGGTGTAGAGTTGGCGGAATACTTGGAAATATGAAATATCCTGAATCTATTAAATGGCCTACTAAACCTGTAATGTGTACAAAAAGTATGTGTCATTGTAACTTTGACATTATGAGTAAAAAAGTACTTCCTAAAAATAGATATGAGGTTTTGGAAGATGCCTATTAAATCAGATCCTCGGATCCCATTAGATAATAAACAACTACGTGTGTATGATACGAATGGCAAGTTTATTAGAATGAGTGTGGATGAGGCTATTGCAAGAGAACATAACAAATGGAAGGGATGGCAGTGTAGTGCAGGAGTGCGTGGACTTTATATAGATTACGATGGTAATATATGGAATGGTAACTGTGCCAGTAGTCATAGAAATAGTACTGCACATCATGATACAACTGTAGAAGGCTGGAGGGTTGAACGTGAAAGAATATTCGGTTCTTATCCGCATATTGAATGGTATAATGAAAATACTATAGGTGGCTGGCCGTTGCCTAAGAACGGCTGGGAAACATGCGAACAACATATTAAACTACAAGATGCGTTGAAAGAAGCAGAAGAAACTTTTTTTAAGAATTTAGGAAAGAACATTCAAACAGATAATATTGATACAACTGCAAGTGCATGGAAATGGGAAAGTACATTAGATGACATACCAAAAAATTGGGGATTATTAGGCAATATTCGTGAAGGTATTGACATACCTGAAAATTATACAGTTTGTCCTTTTAAGAGTTGTGGCTGCGGTGCGGATGTAATTTTAAGTAAAGCAAAAACCGTAGAACATATGAAGTTACTGGACGTGACTCATAATCAATATGATGGCACTAAACGTGGCGGTAAGAATTATATCACTGATAATATAGATGAAAGTGTTGGAGTAGAAATGAACTTTCCTATTCCATATCAAATCTTGTGGGACATTGGAAGACGATGTAATTATGCATGTGACTATTGTTGGCCGGCAGTTCATAGTAATACTGAAAAGTTTCCATCGTTTGAATCTGTTATTAATACTATCGATATGATTATAGATAATTGGAGTAATGGCGAACAAATCAGATGGAATTTTGGTGGAGGTGAACCTACCATGCATCCACAATTCATTGACATTTTAAAATATTTAAAGTCCCGAAATCAATGGATATTGGTAACTACAAATGGTAGTCGAAGTACAAAATTCTGGAGTGAAGCAACACAATACATAAATAGTGTTAATATGAGTGCACATTTTGCAAGTATGGATTTGTATCGCGGTAATGAAGATAGATTTTTAGATAACTGTAAAATAATAATGAAACACCATGATATTATAGATGATGACTTATGGTTAGAAATAAAACTAATGACCCCACCAGGATTTCTTGATCGTGCACAACAACTCAAAGATAGAATTACAGAAATTCCAGAATGGAATACAACTGGAGCAAATGGAAGAATGAAAGGCTCACTTAGTTTAGTGCCTATTCGTGACATCAATGATGCAGAATCTCTTGTAAATTACAGTGATAATGAAATAGAATTTTTCAAGGAACAATAATGAATCATAATGATTTTATTAATGCGCATCCAATACTGATAGTGTATCCTGCTGGTCTTGGTGGCGAACACATTGCTCATACACTTAGTACATGCTGTGATCAATTTGAAGACATATACACGTGGGTAAATAAAAATGTGAATCAATATCATTCAATATGTGCGTTACGATATATGGATTTAGTAGAAGATATAACTAAATTTGAGAATGGTATTGAAACAAGATACAAGGGTGATTTCGTTTCTATTAAAAAACGAATTATTGTAAAAGACCATCCAAGCAATAATTCTATAGAATTTTATAAAAGATATTTACCAGATATTACGATAATTTATATTGACTTAGCATTTCCTAAAAAAGATTCAATAGACTATTTTGCCGATCTAGCGATAAAAAAGTTAGCGGTAAAAGTAGATTGTCCTATTACTGTTGATTTTATAAACTCAACAATTTCTACTACACTGTCAGAAAAACAACAACAATTTATGATAGATGAAACAAAAAAATTTGATTGGGTTTGGAGACATGAACTTTATGCACTATTAAATGATTTGTTAGAATCTAATAATTATAAAAATCCTGTTTCATATGACACACATCACTCATCGATTGTTAAAAATAAAAACATACGATTGAAGCACACCAGTGACATAAATGTCCTTAAAGAAGACCATAAAGAATCTTTAATAAATACATACATAACTTTTTTACCAAAGTATGTAAGAACTTTTAAGAATTTACATGTTGTTGATTCTGATAACTTAGATAAAGATTCTACCATATTCTGGCAAAAAATAAAAAAAATAGTACCAAAATTGGACACTGATAAAGCGATTGGCATAACGAATCGTTGGATAGAAAATAATAATAAATTAGGACAGCCAAATGAATGATGATGGATTAAAATATGAGGAAATTGATACTGATAATAAATTTGACTTGTCAGTATTTAGAACATCTGAACAGAGAATTGATATGGTTCAAGATCCAGAGTGTCCCAAGGATGTGTTAGAGAGCGTTGTTGAACATGATTTAGATAAGTCAGTTGTTTTAGGAACATTAATTGCCACACATATAGATGACAAATTGATTAAATCTATATCGGTTAAATTTGATTACACTGTAGATGAACTACATGCTATGCGATCAGTGATGATTGCGAAGAAAGATGATGGAAGAAGAAAGTCATTCTGTGCAGTGCCATGGAATCATGTTAGTACAAATGCAAATGGCACAGTCAGAATGTGTTGTCAGATGATTAATAATCAAGGCTTTGATGGTGAAGAGGCATATGGCACTGTCTTTAAAGATGACGGCACTGCGCTTACGACAACTGATAACATATCGGAACATAGAAATTCCACAGCATGGAAAAAGTTAAGAAAAGAAATGCTTAGTGGGCAACGTTCGGAGATATGCAAGTTATGTTGGGATGAGGAAGATAATGGTATCGGTAGTAGACGAACTTGGACCAATCAAGCATTTAATCAAACTTTTGATAATGCAATTTTGAATACTGCAGAAGATGGTTCTATAAATCATGAAGATTTTCCTATTGAACATTGGGATCTAAGATTTGGTAATAAGTGTAACTTAGCATGTCGTAGTTGTGGACCAACAGATAGTAATTTATGGTATAAAGATTGGGAGAAGTTTACAGGTAAGAATACATTTTTTAATCGTGGAATAGGAGATGTTACTATTGAAACAGATGAAAACGGTTCTGCAATTGTTAAAGATTCTCCATTTGAATGGTTTGACAAAACTGACTTAGTTTCAAATATAAAAAATGAAATTTCAAATATAAAAAGATTTTATTTTACTGGCGGAGAACCTACTATAAATCATACACATAGAGAGTTACTGCAGTATACGATAGATAATGGATATGCCAAAGATTTAATTTTAGACTACAATACTAATATGGCTGGTGTACCAGGTGCTATATTTAAACAGTGGAAGAAATTTAAGGAAGTTAATTTGGGAATGAGCATTGATGGTATATATGAACATTTTGAGTATATCAGATATCCTGGAAAATGGAATACTGCTTATAAGAATATGAAACGTATTGACAATAATGAATTTACAAATCTTAAAGCAAGCGTAACAATGACAGTCAGTATTATGAATGTGTTACATTTGTTAGATATGCAATGGTGGATGCGTGAACAAAACTGGAATACCATCGATAGTAATATCATTGTTCATAACTTATATGGACCAGATTATTTAAACACTCAAAATATTCCTAAATCAATGAAATCATATATCACAAATCGTTATCGTAAATTTTATGTTGATATTAGAAAGAAATGGCCGGATGATAACGCATGGTTAAGTCTTACAGAGACCCGTCTTGAAGCAGTATTAACACATATGAATTCAGTAGAAGATGACCCATCACAATGGAAAACATTTTTCGCTTCAGGAAAGAAATTAGATGAAATAAGAAAAGAAAATTGGAAAGAAAGTTTGGAAGATATATATAAAATGGTTCAGTTTTGTACTGCTAAGGAAATGAGGAAAAAAGATGTCAAATTGGCAACAACAGGTAAAAGATAATAAACACTTTTGTGTGCTGCCATTTACGCATATGCATTTGAGTACAGATAACGCTGCAAAATTATGCTGTGTTGCCGACTGGAGAGAAAGTTTATTTGAAGATTTAACTGATAAAACATTTGAAGAAATTTGGAATAGTCCTGCATATCAAAAAATTAGACAAGATATGATTGATGGAAAACCAATTAAGGCATGTCATATGTGCTATGCATTAGATGAAAAAGGAGGCGGCAGTGATAGATGGGCACATAATAATTACTTTAAAGCGCCAACGCATGATTGGGATATTTCAGTAGAGACTGGTAATACAACAGAAAAACCATTGTGGTTAGATTTGCGTCCTGGTAGATTTTGTAATCTAGGATGTAGAATGTGCTTTGTTGCAGTTAGTAGTACGTTTGCAGATGAACACAAAAAGCATCCAGAATTAGAAGAAGTAACTGGCGAAAGTTGGTTTGAATTACAAGAGTGGATTAATAATCCAACTATGTATGAAAGTTTACAAGCACTTATTCCTCATATAAAAACCATAAAGTTGGCAGGCGGCGAACCATTATTCATGCCTGGTGTTATTAAATTTCTTAAATGGTGCGTTGATTCTGGTAATACACATTTACATTTAGATATAACAACCAATGGTACCAGAGGAAAAGGTAAAGTAATTAACTGGTTAGAAAAGTTTGATAGTGTTGATATTCAATATAGCATTGATGGCATAGGATATACAAATGATTATATACGTCATCCGAGCGAGTGGAATACTATTGAAACTAATTATCATATGTACAGGAATATTAGTAGTGTAAGCACAGTAAATATATTGAGTACAGTTCAAGCCTATAATGTTTTTGATTTACCTAATATTATTGACTTTTGGAAAGAACATGAAGAACATAGCAATAATATATTAGTTTTTAATCATGTGAATTGGCCAGAAGATATGAGCATAGACATAATTCCACACGATGATAGAATGAAAATTGCTGATCAGATCGAACAGCGAGTTGAAACCCTACCTGAGTATAGAAAAACACAATGCAGAATGGATGCAACGGTATTCAGACTTCGGAGTAAATTTGATGACCTAGATGCCCGTAGACTTAACTGGGCAAAACGAACAGTTAAATATGATCAGATACGTAATCAAGATATAGGATTGGTACATCCTAAATTAGCGGAGTATAGAGACCAATGGCTAAAAATAAAGATATAATCTTTGAAAGCGAAGATCGTGATGAGGTTATTAAAAAACTTATTGAGCAAGATCGAATAGATCATGCTGAAAGTCATCTGGGTGATACTGAAAGAATACCAGTAGTACAAAATAAAGTACACCCACGAGGATATAATTATTACACTGAAGTAAACCCATATGAAAGTAATGATGGAATTTCCATGATTATTGCACCAGCATGGGGAATTATTTTTCCTCCATATAATATTGCAAGACTCAGTGGTTTACTTAGACATTATGGATATCGTGTCAATGTCTATGACTTAAACGTTGAGTGCTATCATTATTGTAAAGAAAATCATGATAAAGATTATTGGGAAAGTAGGTATTATTTCGCATGGGAGCGCCCTGTTTATGATGATGAAGTTTTTCCAATTATTAAACCTAAATTAGATGAATGCATTGATAGAATTATTGAACAAGGCGATGACATAGTTGGATTTAGTGTATACTTGACCAACCTGTTGAGTACAATGTACATGATTGAAAAAATTAAAGAACGCAGTCCATCAACTAAGATTGTAGTAGGTGGACCAGAAGCGTTTAATGATTGGTTCGAGGATCTAATTTATTCAACACTTGATTTTAAATCCGGAATTATTGATTATCGTGTTACGGGCGAAGGTGAACAAGAACTATTAACATTATTAGAAAACTATAAAGAACTTCCAATGAATAAAGAGATGGTTACATTTGGTGGTTTTCAGAGTAAACTAGATTTAAATCAATTGCCATTTCCAGATTACAGTGATTATGACTTAAATCTATATCAACATCCGGAAGGAGCAAGTATTGAGACTAGCAGAGGCTGTGTTGCTAAGTGCAGTTTCTGTGCTGAAACCTGGTTTTGGAAATATAGATTTAGAACAAGTGATCGTGTCATTGATGAAATGCAATATCAAATAGATACATATGGTACTCGTCGGTTCTGGTTTGTAGATAGTCTTGCGAATGGTGCATTTAAAGAATTCAAAAATCTCGTAAACATGATTATTGATAAAAAACTTGATATCAGGTGGAATAGTTACGCACGTTGTGATGGACGGATGGATTTAGAACTATTTCAGAAGATTGCTGATAGTGGATGTATGAGTCTAAGTTTCGGAGTCGAAAGTGGCAGTGAAAAAGTTTTAGACGATATGAAGAAAAAGGTAAAAGTTTGGGAAATTGAAAATAATCTACGTGATGGTGCTAAAGTTGGTATGAAGAATCACGTTAACTGGGTTGTAGGATTTCCTACTGAAGGTCCAGCCGAATTTCTGCATAGTTTACATGTTTTACATAACACAAGAAAATGGATGTTTGCAATTAGTCCTGGAATGACATGTGGAGATGCGCCATTTAGTGACCTGAATGTTAATTGGGCAGATTATAAATTACAATGGATAGACAAACCATGGGATAATACATTTATGAGTAATTGGTATACAGAAGATTATGCTAATACTATTTTACATAGATTTATTAGATTAAAGTTTATGCAGATTTGGTTATATCTTGCTGTGAATATCGCAGATGGAACAGTAAAAAATGCACAGTATCGACCTGGTCTAACACAATTTTTTGATTTTAAACAATTAACCAATGATGATTTTGTAGATTATGTTCCACAAGAAACTGGACAATCATTTGACTATTTCAGCGGCGACACTGAGAAATTACAATTTAGTGCAAGTTTAGCAAATGAATATTTGCCATTTGCTTGGATTCTATATAAAACATATGGTGCATTTGAATTAAATATGCATCATGATTTAGATGACGACCTGTCCGAGTTTGGAGGATTTATTGTAAGTCCATATTGGGGAACTATTAATATGCGGGTTGATGAAAATGAACAACTTACTTTTAAAGTTGAGCATAGATTTAAACATGAAACTACTAGAGAGGATCCAAGAGTATTAAACGATGAAGTGCGTCGGCAAGATATGAGTTTTGATACACAAGTATATACATTGGAATGTAATATAAATGATTTTAATGGAATCGTAAAAAAATGACAACACCAAAGTGGATTAACATAAAATTTAAAAATCATTTGTCTGTTAAAATTGAACTTCTACAAAATGAATTTGTGGACTCTTGGTATCGTGCTTTTATTAATAATCGGCATATTGCCAGATGGACAAGAGACCATGCAATATTGTTACAGCAAGGTGACCATTCTCCCAATTATACTGAACATGCTAAGATGATCGTTGACCAAATCAATACAGCAATACGTACCATAGAAAAAATTTCAGGCAGAAAATGGATAGGGTATGCTTACATTGGTATGTCATGGGAAACGACTAATTATTTACATCGTGGATTTACAACAAGCATGATTACGAAATATAAAACTCCGTATTTAAGTAAAAAGTTACAAAAAGATATCTTCGATATGAAGAAAAATGGAGTAACACATTATGAAATATCTGATTTTATTCTAAATCATCCAACACTTGAAGATTTTTATCAATTATCGGATGATAAAAATGATGAATTTTTTAATGCGTTAGAGAAAATAAATTCATATATACATTTTTACGAATCTGCATATCTACGTTCTTCCAGAGCAAATGAACTTGATAGAAACAATGGTTGTTTAGTATTTGATATTGATGGCAAAACGGTAGATGGCGGATGGCATGAGAAATTTTATGAAGAAATGGTGCAACCAGACTTCTCACAATTTGCATTTCAAGGTTCTGAATATAACGTGTATGCTCTTAAAAAGATTTTAGGAAAAGATTATCTAACTGCATATTTTCAATTTGATGATCCTACTGCTTGGGATATTAGTAATATGATGATAATTGATGGAACATTTGAAATAGACTATAATGATAATTATAATTATCTCTATAATAGTACTGGATTTAATCATTGGATTGAACATTTTGAGTTACAAAACAGAAACATATTCAATAACTACCAGATAGGAAAAGTCGTAAATCAAGAATTTTTAACTACTATTAAAAGTATGCAACCAACGAATATTGTCAATAATAATATTGAAACGGTGAGTCGTATGTCGGAAACGCATTATTTGGGTGATAATTGGGATATTATATCAATTGAATCTGAAGATGGTATTATTTTTTAAGAAAAGAAAGAACACAATGATAAAGCATTATGACGATACTTGGCAGTTTTATATAAGACAACTTCAATATACTAGCCGTCGTGGTGATTATATGCCATACTTTATGAATACAAGTTTATATAACTTCATTGAAAGTTGCGATAATAATATCTTAGATATTGGATGTGGTGAAAATAATTTAAAATTATTTTATCCTAATATATATGGTGTAGATCGAACACTGGAAGCAGATACATTTGCATATATAGATGATAAAGCATTTGAAGACTTGCAAAAATTTAATTATGGAATCGCTGTGAACAGTTTGCATTTTGGAAACATACATGAAAATCTAGAACGTGCACTATCCAAGTGTGATAAAATGTGGATAAGTTTCAATGAAAATCAGCCCATTGATGAATGGAAAAAAATTGAAACCTGGAAACAATATGGTGATGTAGAATACTTTTGGCATGGACAAAAAGAAACCACCCGAGAAGAAATATACACACATCTAGCAAATGATCAATTATACTGGTATCTTGCTAAACTAAATAACAGAACTATTGATCAAGATGTAGAAATTGTATATCATAATACAGTGCATCGTGATCCGTTTTTTGGTGTTGTTAGAGTGATAATTAAATGAATGATTCAAAACTAATATTCTTTACAGGTGTACCTGGATCTCGGTGGAGTGGCATTGCCAGAGAGATAAAACAAGATCCTAAATATGACACTAGTGATAGAGCACCTCACAGAGTTTATAAACATAATGATTTTTCTGGTCACTGTGAGAGTTACTTTGGTACAGGAATGGAGTTTCCGGTGGATCTTAGTATAGAAAACTTATTAGCACCGTTTAATAGTACAGGTATTAAGTTATTAATGAGTCACGAATGGCCCTATTATTTTGATCAGATAATCGAACAATATCCACATGCTGATATACAATTAGTATACAGACCAAATGATGCGAGTTTAAAGTGGTGGCTAGAAGCAGGTGGGTTTAATATAACTTATCCTAACTATGAATGGTATGTTGATGTTGACGGCATGAAGAAAGAAATTAAACAACAGAATAAATTAATACTTGACTTTGCACAGAAACATATGTTACAATGGAATCAACACGTAGAGCATAGTGATATATTCGTGACAACATATATAAATGGTTTGAACAATTAAATGAACTTTAAAATATTAACTGAATTAGATAGAATTTTAAAAAGTAATCCTCGATTGCGTCTAGATACACATACATTTTGTCAGGTAATTAATGGCGTGTTCAACATAGAACTGTCGCAAATTGAAGATACAGAAATTTATGCATTATCAGAACAGATTGACAGAGAAGTATTATGTAATTATTTTAGTAAAGTTTGGCAACCTGAAACAAAGAAGTTTAAGTATAGTGGTCTTGCAATTATTGATGAAGTCAATAGTATGAGTCCAGAACATGTCATTGATATTGGATGTGGATATAATGAGTTTAAAGGAAAGATTAAAAACTTAGTTGGTATTGATCCATATAATGATAGAGCGGATATTAATATTCATACACTGGATTACAAGACAGATCAAAAATATGATGTTGCTATTTGTTTAGGTAGTATTAATTTCGGTAGTAGTGATAAGATATTGAAAGAACTTGAAAGTGTAGTAGAAATAGTTAGAACTGGTGGTTTCTTATATTTCAGAGTTAATCCAGGCATACAACATGATAAACCAGAGGCTAAATGGATTAACTTTTATGACTGGGATCCTATTTTTATATCTAATGCTGCAAAATATCTTAACTGTGATGTCTTAACATTGCGCCAAGACGATAACGATAGATTTTATTTCGTATTACGTAAAAAATAATTATATACGTATATAAAAGATAAATAAAAGTAATACGGATTCGTATTATTATCATGTATTGTAGAGTTACAACAGCATGTCTTAAATCTAATAAAAACAATTTTAAAGGATAAGACTATGGATGTAATCCTACAGTTCTTGGGGGAGCACGCCCAATATTTTCTCATACTAATGGCAGGTGTCGCTTACGGATTTTTCGTGGGCTTGATTCCTGTTGCCGGAGCAACAACCGGTCTAATTGCTATTTACTCATTCGTGACATATTTTCAAGATCCATATATGCTAGTTGTATTCACAACAGCAGTTGTTGTTACGAGTAGTATAGGTGATAGTTTCTGTGGAATCGTAATGAACATACCAGGTGCCGGTGGTGCCGCTGCAACTATGGTAGATGGATTTCCAATGTCACGTAGGGGCGAAGCAGCAAGGGCATTGAGTGCTGCAATTTCAACATCATGGCTTAATGGTCTTATATGGGGACTTGCAGTATTCTTATTCTTGCCATGGTATACAAAAATTGTACTATATTTTGGTACCGCAGAAATGTTTTCGTTCTTGATATTTGCTATGACATGTGTTATTTTTGTTTCTAGTAAGTACTGGTTCAGAGGTTTGATTGCACTTATACTTGGCATTCTTGTTGGACGTATTGGTATGGATCCCCAAACAGCCGCAGACAGATGGACATTTGATTGGGAGTATCTAGGAGCAGGAGTACAAATTATTCCTGTAATGGCTGGACTTTTGGCGTTCCCAGAACTATTAAGTGCATACAGAATGAAAGCACAAAAAATTACATTAACTAATCAAGTTATTAAAGGTCAGTTAATAGAAGGCATCAAAGATACTTGGAAATGGAAATGGGATGGATTGCGTGGCGGTCTTATCGGTGGATTTGTTGGACTTGTTCCAGGTATAGGTGGAAATATAGCAGACTGGTTTGCTTACAGCCAAACAGTTGCAGTTTCAAAAAAAGGCACAGAAGACGATGAAATACCAGTTGGCAAAGGACATGTTAGAGGCGTTATAGGTTGTGAAGGTGCGAATAATGCACAAAAAGCAACATCGTATGTTCCAACTGTATTGTTCGGAATACCAGGAGCACCGTTTGAAGTTATCGTAATGGGACTATTAATGTATGTTGGACTAGAATTAGGCACACCTAGTGTACTAGAAGACCAGCGTTTCTTTGATGTTTTATTAAGCAGTTACTTGTGGAGTCTTATGATTATATTACCTATTTCATATGCATTTATCAAATATGCGGTTTATATTACAAGTATTCCATTTAAATATTATTTTTGGCCTATTCTCGCTTCATTGATATGGAGTAGCACACAATATACAGGTTATATCGACGATTATATTATGTTGGCAATTTGTATGATGTTAGGATTAGGCATGAAGTATTTTAAATTTAGTCGGGTGAGTTTCTTGATTGGATTTATTTTAAGTTACAGATTAGAAACAACTTATGTTCAGTTTACATCATTTGGCTATGGATGGGAAGAATTATTATTCAGACCAATGCCTGCAGTGTTTATCTCATTGACAGTAGTTGCAGCAATTTGGGGCTTATTTTTCAACAAAGCAAAAATTGATTTTGTATAAAAAACGATCATCTAAAAATTATAGGAGAAAAAAAGATGAAAATTAAAAATATTATTGTTAGTGCAATTGCAGGAACAATGCTATTAGCATCAACTGTATCGGCGGATATTACAGTCGTTAACCCTCAAAAACCTGGCGGTGGTACCACTGTATGGACTGAGATCATTATGAAAGAACTAGAGAAACATTTGGGTGAGCGTATTACAATTCGAAATATTCCAGGCGCCCGAGATATTCCAGGTATCAATAAATTCCATAATGAACTAAGATTTGATGAAAATACAATTGTTGTGACACATGGTGGCAATGGTGTATCATTTCTACAAGAGAATGTGGACTACGATTATGCAGAGTATGACTCAATCGGTCTTATGAACTTGAACATTATTATGGGTAAAGTTAAAGGCGCAGATATGGATAAACCAGTGTTTGCTGGTACGTCAGGTGCTGTTCCAGAAGCATTTGCAATCGCAATGATGATTTGTGGACCAGATAAATCACTTGATGAATATATTGAATGTTTCGGTGAAAACGTAACTTGGGTACAAGGTATGTCAGGTGGCGAAAGACGTTTAGCATTTAAGCGTGGCGACTTAACAGGTTCACGTGAAAATCCGGCAACTTATCAAAAACATATTGCACCAGATGAAAATGCAGAACTATGGTTTCACCACGGTTTATTAGATCCTACAACAGGCAAGCATATTGACGACCCGAACTTTCCAGGTGCACAATTTGAAATTCAGTTTAAAGAACGTTATGGTGTTGAACCATCAGGTGAGTTCTATAATGCATACGTATTAGTTAAGTCATTTCGTGATGGTCTACAGAAAGCAATTTGGGTAAACAAAGGTAATCCAGAGTTGCGTGACCGTTTAGTTGTTGCTATGAATAAAATGACTAATGATCCAGAATCAATGGCTGCGATTGAAGCAAAGAATGGTAAGTATGAATGGTTCATCGGTGAGCGTGGCAATCAGATGCGTGATACGTTGATGACATTTATCACAGAAGATGCATTACGTACCCTAGTTCGTTTTAATAAAGAAGCACTGGGTCTGAATTCAGTATTGAAAGAAAACTTATTTCCTACAGAATAAAAATAAATAAACGTAGTGGAGGGATATTCCCTCCACTAATTTACAAGGAGAAAGTAATGCAAAGCAATTGGGAAAAAACATCGCCAAGAAACAATTATCATTATGATCCATTTAAGCATGATCCAGCATACGATGGCATGCGATATATCGGCAAATTTGAAGGTGATTGGCAAGAAGCATTAGAACGTACTATTGCAAAAAGTAATGACATTACTTGGAGAACACGTAATCCAATTGACAGTCCGAACGGTAGCGAAGATATTGAAGCAGAAGAATTAGACTTGATACAGACTGGTGCTCCTGCCGATTTGGTACTAACTAAGTTAGATTATCAGATAGAACCAATATTTCAATCAATGACTGATGCATTACATCTATTACCAGGTGATGATAGAGATGTACAACGCCGAGTCCATGTACAAATGCCGGGTCAAGTATGGAACTTACATGTAGACAAATTAGAAAAATGGAATAAAAAAGAGCCTACAACAGTTTATCGTTTTATGATTATGTTAGGTGATTGGGAACCTGGACACTTTTTACAATATGGTAATGTTGTTCATACAGGATATCGTGCCGGGGAGATTTACAGTTTTGATTGGTTTAACTCTCCTCATTGTACTGCAAATGCAGGACGCACCCCACGTTCTACATTATTAGTCACGGGTGTAGCAACCCCAGAAATGCATAGATTATTCAGTACATACGACTTAAAGATAGATGTATGAAGCAACTAGTCATAGCAGTAGGACCACAAGGCAGTGGTAATCATTTGTATGCAAAGATATTTGGTAGTAATAAAAACGTTTTTGCTTGGAAAACACTACAACATAAATATTGGGAAGGTCATGACATGGAACCCTTTGCAGATTGTTGGGAAAATGCAGAACTATTACTAGACTTTGATACCACAACACACGACTATTATTACACCAGTATGGGCGCACCATATATATTTGATGGCGAAACAAAGATACCAGATTTTAAAAACTTTCACCATTATGCGACACAGAAATTTGATACTGTAACTTATATGATTATTGGTAGAGACCGTAATATATTAGAACATCAACAAACTAGAGTTCGTGGTCACCACACTACTCCTAGATTTTTAGAACAATTAGATTTTTTCATGGATAAGAAACATATATTTGTAAGTCAAGAATTATTATATCTTTATGGTATAAAATATGTAAATAGTATTGAACAACAATTACACATACCAAAGAATATTAATATAGCAGAAATAGAAAAAATACTTGTTCAGGACAAGAATAAGAAGTATATGAATTATATAGAATACACTGAACTAGATGATTTAATAAAACTAGCAAGTAGTAAAAGAGGCGCGTTATAGATTGATTACTTATATTAAATATGGCAGTGCAATCATAATACTTGCCGCAATGCTATTTCACGTGCAAGGATGGACACCATGGAATAGTTTTCTACAGATGTTGGGTGCATCTGGTTGGATATATGTAGGCTGGAAACAAAATGAGAAAGCACTTATACTAAATTTTTTACCACAGTTTTTTATTATAATACCTGGATTAGTATGGATATATTACTTATAATATTTTTACATAATTCAACCTGGTCTCCTTGATATCTGAATTGCCCCAAACTGTGCTACAATCTTTGACTTTTGCAGTAATACTAAAAACACCTGTCATTTCTGATAATTCATCTTTTGTAGTAAAGAATGAAACACGATTACCGTCTGGTGTTATAGCATTAACATTCCATCCAGCCCAAGCAGTTGCCTGACGTTTAGAAATAATCTCAATGTCTATGGTAACTTTATCGCCTTCACTTCCAATGTATTCAGAACCAACTGAACGTTCTTCTAATTTCTTTTTATTAGCATCACGTTTTACATATTCTGGAATGTAAGCAACAACACCAATGTGATAGCGAACATTGAGATTATCATCATTCTCTGCTAGAAATTCATGTATACTGGTTTCAAAATCGTTCATATTATCACCGAGAACTTTGAACATAAAATCCATTTCGAGACCTTTAATCATGTCGTGTGCTTCTATCATGACATCCATAGTGATAAGAGAATTGTTCTCTGCCAAAATTTCCATGACATTGCGGTTCGCTTCTTTAACTTTTGCGAAGCGTTGAAACGTTTCATCAAGTTCGGGATCATAGATATCAACAAAGTCAGACTTGCCGCCACGTTTAACGTATTCGCCGTTAATCTTTTGTGCCATGATAGCAAGAGCAACTAACTGAACTTTTGATATAGACTGTTTTCCGTAAAGTTTTTCATTTACGAAATCGATATTACGTGTGGTATCTACGAAGTCGTGTGCATTCATAATGTTCATATCAGTTCATCTCGTTATGTTTTTGGTTCGAATTCAGACTAGTTTTTCTACTTGGTAACTACTTCATAACTACGAACTTGAGCCCATTCGCCACTATTACTAAGACTAGAGTGCAATGCCCGTGCATTATCATATGTTAAGCCACTGACGTGAAAACTATCTGCATTTTCACCAAAGTTTTTTGCTGTTACTGACCACATAATATTCTCCTTAACTGTATTTTTCTACGTGTACTACAAACCCAACTTGACGATTGGGATCGCTAACATCATGCCCGCTATCGTGTACGAATGGGCCACGAATGTGAGTGTCACGATCTGGCCGCCCAGTTTCTTTTGTATTGAAACCTTCAATATACGAAAGAGCCTCTTCTTTTGTTTCGAAGAAATAACTGTTTTTCTTATGCATGACTATTTCCTATCTAACTTATACATTCTTTATAAAGTGATTCGTCTATAATGTCAACCCTTTTCTCAAGATAAATAACTACGAATATAATAAAAAAGGATATATTAAATATGTTATATGCAAATGGATGTAGTTTTACATACGGCACTGGACTAGCAAATAAAGAAAATGCTTGGCCGTATGAATTAGCGGAACTATTAGGATTTGATAGAAAACAAACACAAACCGAGGCAGATAGAGGCGTTTCTAATTTCTATATTGTTCGTACAGCAATTAAAACAATAAGTGATATGCTTGCTAATGGTGAACGTCCGTTTGTTGCAATTGGATTAACAACTCCAAATAGAAAAGAACATTTTATTGAAGATAAAAACTTATTGATACACAATATACCTGCAATTGAATATCATGGTAATATAAGACTAGATGCTAGTACAAATGATGATTTGAAGAAACTGAATGCATTATATATGAAACATTTCTGGTCACCTGTATACGACTTTCACCAATATCTTATTAATGTTATTACACTGCAGAACTTTTTAAAAAATGCAGAACTAGAATATGTGCTATTTAATTCTTTAAATCTAACACCTAATCTTATTGATCCCACCAGATTTTCTGAAATATGTACTACATATGAGATGGAGAATGTTATGAAACAAATTGATATGCAGCATCTTTATGAGGAACAAACATTTTTTACTTACATGTATGATAAAGAACTATATTATAATATAGAGGGCGATGAAAAATTTCTACATCCTAATGAGATAGCACATAAAGATTGGGCTAACATTATATTCGATGATATTAAACGAACACGTGAAGGCAATGGATAATGTATATATATTGCATATCTGATGGAAAAGATTTATGTAAGTTTGGTTTCAGTAATAATCCAGAAAAAAGATTGAAGACATTACAAACAGGAAATCCTAACAAACTTCAACTAATTGATACTATCTTAGTAGAAGAAAAAGAAGTTAGAAATTTAGAAAAAACATTACATAAGGAATATGCACACAAAAGAGTTAAGGGAGAATGGTTTAACGCTACTCCGGAAGATGGCAAAGTTATGCTAGGATGGTTTGAAATACATTACGTTAATTGAGAATGATAATATGGGAATTAAGAATATTTTTGAAATATTAGATGCCTGGCATACTGAACGTAAGAAGCACGATGACAAAACGTTCAAACAGTGGCTCAAACATGTGGGCGGGTTATGGACATCTAAAGAAGAATGGAAAAAAATAGGCAGATGGGAAACTTGGCGACCAGCAGTTAAAGATACCGGAAAAGGTATAGGTAAAATGTTCATAGTAAAAGTTTTTACTGTAATAATATTAATAACACTGGTAAATATGGGAATATTTTAAAAATGAAAAAAATATGGCAAATAATAATATATCCGTATACACGATATAAAGATAAAAAGAAATTAAAAAAACGACTAGAAGAACTTCGTAAGCGTGATCCATTTATTTACAAATGATTATACTAGGAATATCAGGTGCGTTAAACCATGATGCTGCGGTCAGCGTCATTTGTGATGGTAAAATTCTTTTTGCCAGTCATAGTGAACGCTATTCTAAAATAAAAAATGACCCTAACTTGAATGCAGAAATAATTCAAGAAGCCTTATCATATGGTAAGCCTGATGTAATAGCGTGGTATGAGAAGCCACTTATTAAAAAATGGAGACAGTTGATTGCAGGACAATATTCACTTGCATTTGATTTAAAAGAATTGCCAGGTAATTATTTAAAAAACTTTGAACAATTAAAAGATATTCCTATAGTATATCAATCACACCATTATACACATGCTGCAAGTGGATATTTTACAAGTCCATTCAATGATGCGGCTATTCTCGTGATAGATAGCATAGGTGAATTGGAAACATTAAGCATATGGCGTGGCAAAAATGATAATCTTGTGCAATATTATTCACAAGCATATCCAGCCAGTGTCGGATTATTCTATAGTGCAATGACTGATAGACTAGGATTAAAACCGCAGGAAGATGAATATATTCTTATGGGTATGGCAGCGTATGGCGATATTAATAGAGAAGTTAATAATAAAACTATAATTCAACATATGTATGATGAATTTGGAATAGTATTAAATGATCATAGTAGTAAATTTTACCATGTGGTCAACCTAAAAAAGAATCTGCATCGTGGGTGTAAAGATTTTTTACCTGAATTAATAACTGAACAAGATCATTATGATATTGCTGCAGCGACACAAGAAATATACACACAAATGTTATCTGTAATTATAGATGATATTAAAAAGATGGCATTCAGTACTAACTTAGTATTGATGGGTGGGTGTGCTCTTAATTGTAGTGCGAATAGTTTAATAACCGAACGATTTAAAAATATTTGGATAATGCCAAATCCAGGTGATGCTGGTAGTTGTATCGGCGCTTCACAAAAATTCTTCGATGCAAGAATTAAATGGGAAACTCCTTATCTAGGACATAATATAGAAGGTAGTTATCCAGTAGAGAAAGCATTAGATGCATTACTTAATGGTGACATTATTGGCATTGCAAATGGTCGTGCAGAGTTTGGTCCACGTGCATTAGGTAATCGTACTCTAACTGCTGATCCACGCGGAGATACAATTAAGGACAGAATGAATGAAATCAAACGTAGGCAAAAGTTTAGACCATTCGCACCTATGATACTAGAAGAAGATGTACACGATTACTTCATTATGCCAGAAAACATTAATAGTTCACCTTATATGCAATTTGTTGCTAAGTGTAAGTATCCGCTTGATTTCCCTGCAATCATACACGCAGACGGGACCTCACGGGTACAGACCGTTAACAATGAACAGCATCCAGGGTTATATACATTGTTGTCTAAGTTTAAAGAAAAGACTGGTTGTTCTATGCTTGTGAATACATCATTAAATATTAAAGGTCAACCAATTGTCAATGATTTAAATGATGTATATGAGTTTGAGAGATGCCACGACATTAAAGTCTTGACATCGGATGATTAATATGATAATATTATTATAACTGAATAAGGATATAGATGCCATACGATTGTTTTTTCATGACCCAGGATCTGTCAATTAATGATATTGACAGATTTAAAATGGTGAGGAATCAAATGCCTCATGTCAAATTGATAAGATTGAGCGAGCCATATGATTTAGAGTATGTATATTCTAAGATTTCTATGTTGACGAATACAGAATATTATTGGATCATTGATCCTGATATTGTAATAGATCCTGCCTTTGACTGGAATTTTAAACCTGATAAGTGGGATAATCAGATACCTCATTTATGGAATAATGATATGAGATTGTGGAGAAATGATACGTTAGATGGTATTAAATTACTACATAGGACATACAATACTTCTGACATCGAGTCTGCCTTATATAGACTAAAAGGCAAATATAAAGAACATAATGAATATATATTTACATATGACATGGAAGATTTGTTATATGATATTGTTTATATTAGTTATAAAGAAATTTTTGCAGATGATAATTATAATAACCTTCTGAAGAGATTTCCACATGCCAAGCGAATTGATGGTGTTAAAGGAATATTTGAAGCACATAAAAAGGCGGCTGAATTAGCGGAAACAAGTATGTTTTATGTGGTAGATGCTGATGCTATAATAACTCCAGAGTTTAAATTTGATTATTTTGCACCAAGATGGGATGAAGAAACTGTACATGTTTGGCATTCACGTAATCCTATTAATGACTTGGAATATGGTTATGGAGGTGTCAAATTACTTCCTACAAATTTATTGAGAAATGCCACAAAATGGAATATAGATTTCACAACTAGCATTTCAGATAGTTTCAAATTGATGCCAGAAGTTTCAAATATTACAATGTTTAATACTGATGCTTTTAATACATGGAAGAGTGCGTTCAGAGAATGTACAAAATTGAGTAGTAAGATTATTAAAGAACAGATAGACAGTGATACAGAGAAACGTCTGAATGTTTGGTGTGATTCAACCATTAGCAACTCTAAACAATATGGTGAATATGCACATGATGGTGCAATAGCGGGCAGAGAATACGGATTAAATAATAAAGATAATCAAGAAAATTTAAATATGATAAATGATTTTACATGGTTAAAAGAAAGGTTTAATGAATACTATGAGTGATATTTCAGTAACAAAACGTTCTAGGCGAAAAGAAAAAACTATTGAAAGTAATGAAGACTTGTATAATCAAATTGCAACAGGATCCAATTCATCTTTATTAATTGAAGATGAAAATGAAGAAGTAGATGATTCATCATTTTTTTCAGTAGTAGAAGAAATTGCACATGATTTTGAACTTCCTAAATTAGAAACATATAATTATACTCTTATGCATAATACATTTGGCAATGAAAACATTCCACAGCAGTTAGGAAATTATATATCTACTATGAATTTTATGTCTTATTATTCAAACATGGATACTGGTAATGGTGATTCTAAAATCTTAGATCGATTGAAAGACGTTCTATATAATTTTCCAAACTTTGATATCGGTGAATTCTCAACTGCCGAAAATGGAAAAATTATTTCCTGGATAACTTCATCAATGATTAATTCTTATAATAATAAATATCTTGGTACTATATATATTTTAGGAGGTGAAATTGGATTACTAGCAGCATCAATATTAGACACTAAATTGAAATTTGAAAATATTAGATCATTTGATATAAATGGTACAGGTCAGTTTATCGCAGACTATATGATGCAAGACGAATTATTAAATAATTGGAAATTTAAGGCAACCACCCAGGATATTTATAATTTAAACTATGAAACTAATGCGTTTTCAGCAGTATTACCTGATGGTAATACTAGTGATCCATTTAATGAAGTTCCAGGATTAATAATTAATCATAATATAAGTTACTTGGAAGATTATGAATCATGGTGGGGTATGATTCCTACTACTCGGCACGTGGTACTGTTAGGAAGAGATGGAGATGTTCCTAGACCATTTAAAAGTTCTGTAGCATTCAGCCGCAAATTTGTATTAACTGAAGAGATATACAGTGGTGTATTACGAATTAATAATGTAAATTATTTTATGAAAATTGGTATTAAGTAAATGCTTCCTACATTTGAATTATTAGACAGATTTGAATTATTGTATCCTACAAACACCAAGTTAGCAGACTTGCGTAGAGCGTACATTGATCAAGATATCAGCAGTATTTTTAGACTGATGCCTAATAATGTCTTGGGAGATATTGAAGAATTACGTAAAGCAGTATTAGAACAAAATTTGCACAGTCTATTTCGTTTAGTCAATGATGAGGATTTGCGCAGACTAGTCTTAGAGGATAATACTTGGAAGTTATGGCCTATACTAGAACGCTATGTAGACACACAATTTGTTGCAGCATTTAAAAACTTTTTTGTTAACGAAACTAAAATATGGAATGATTGTTTTAGTAGAGGACAATTGAAAAGCAAACTTTGGATTGTAAAAGAATTAAAGAAATTAAATTTAGATTTAGGTACAGTATTCTTGTGCGCAGGCTGGTATGCGACACTTGCAACAATGTTGTTTGAAAGTAACATTAAAGTAGATAAAGTTAGATCTTTTGACATTGATCCAAGTTGTGTAAATATTGCCGAAGTGTTTAACAAGTCGTGGTTTGTTAATCAATGGCAATTTAAAAGCATTACACAAGATATAATGGATATTGACTATAACACGCATACGTGGCAGTACTGGAGTAACGCTAACAACAGAATGAGTTATCCAGTTACTGATAGTCCTGATACTATTATTAATACCAGTTGTGAACATATTGCCAGCTTTGACGAATGGTATGCAAAGGTTCCTAATGGTAAATTAGTAATATTACAAAGCAATAATTATTTTGAAGTTGAAGAGCACGTAAATTGTGTCAATAGTATTGAAGAATTTAAAACACAATCTCCTATGCAAAATATATTATATAGTGGCGAATTAGAACTTGATAAATATACGAGATTTATGCTAATTGGATATAAGTAGATGTTATTTAAAAACAGTCAAGATGACTATAAAATGAGTATAGATTCTAGTATTACTAGAATAGGACTAAAAATATCAGGTGGTGCCGACAGTG